GATGTCGTTGAAATATAAATCGTAGTAACCCATTACCCTTCTCCTGTAAATGTTGTGTCCGGATCAACCTGTGCATTGAGTCGCCACTCCATCTCATCGATCATTCGCTTGGCTGCTTCGGCAACTGCTCCGGACTGTGGAGGATCAAAGATCTGCTGAACCTTAAGACCGACGTAGCTCTTCACCATTGATAGCGTAGAAATATCTGTTGAGAAATCTGTCCAGACCGCCGAAGCATCCTCGATAGTAAATGGAACGCTCGGCCCTACACCAAGCTGATAGAGAATCTGAAAGACGCTATTAATGTGCATGATGATCTGATCATCGAATGCAGTGTATTCCGGAACCAATCCGCCGAGAAGTTTCTTCACGGAATTGAGAATGCTTTCGTCCATTATTCCAATGCCTCCTTAAATTTGCGAATGTCTTCGGTCCACATCTTGTGATTCTCGATGGCGTTTCCAATTTCCTCTCTATTAAGTTTTACATTATCTCTTTTCATAGCACGATGACCGGATGTAACAGAATTAGTCTTAAGAATTGCTATCGGTTTATCCTTAAAATAGGACTTATCCGGACGAATGGTATCATCTAATAGTTCGACGCCTTCAACAATAACACGATTCCCTTTCTGGTGCTGATAGGCTCCATAGTTTTCAAGTTCGACCTCAAACTTCTCACAGATTTTTCCCCAATCCTTTAGCGAGATCTTGTCCTTTGGAGCATTTAGCATCTTATACTCTGGGAGATGTTCTTTCATATAAGCATCCATCTGTAAATCGCGTTTACCTTTACGGTCATCAAAATATGTATCTAGATGAACGACTCTACATTTCTTATACTTATCAGCTATTGCTAATGCAGCTGTTGATTTTCCAGATCCACTACGGCCGGTTATATATAAAATGTTTGTATCTGCAGAATCTCCCCATTTGTCAAGATTTCTATTGAAACTTTTTCTTAAAATCTTCTCGTGCTCAGATACAATCTTATGGTGACCAAGCTGGGCAGTAGTTCTTCTTACACCCCACTTCTGGCCTTTAATACCATGATGGTAGAGTTCATTGTATTCACCCATCGTTAGGTCCTCCATGGTGCTGTATCATTTTCAGATCGTTCAACTGGGTCTAACACAAGCTGTGATTTGTCTCCATAATGGATCGCCTGATGCGTTGCGTAAGACACAGTGATCAAATTTTCTAAATCAAAAAGAGCAGGATCTCTATCCAAGATCTGCTGCTTAGTTATTGGATTGAGATGATGGATGTAAGCGTGTTTCTGGATCATCCGATCCTCACATCCAAGATCTCCTCCATTATCTCTTAGTAATACTTTATCTCGAACCCTTTTCCATTCAGGAGATCGGTACAAAGTTTGGTTCAAATATCGTGAAGGGCCAAAAGTTTCTTCGGCCACAACACCATCAAGCTTTAGATAGTCGAAGCGTTCTTCGAAAGTCTTGAGTTTCATCAGCTCAGAATATGATCTACTCATAAAACTCAACTCCTTCGTCTTCCGCGGTAACTGTCTGACCGCTGTAAACTTTGAATGAGTCAAGAGCAGACTTAAAGAGCTCTTCAATTCTCTCTTCTCTCTGAAGTGCTTCGATCTTGGCTTTCATCAGTTCGATTTCGGCTTCGGTTTTCTCCATCTCTCGCTTCTCCTTCATCGTAGCAAGCTTGAGATAGTGTGTAATCACCTGAGCAGAGGCCGTTCTATTCTCCATTTGCTCTTCGGCGACGTCCATAGCCAATGAAATTAGCTGTTGTTCTCGTGCTTCCGGCGACAGAGCTCGTCTTCTTGTACGCTTTTGATCTGTAGCCTTTGAAATATCTTTAGCTTTCAAGCTCTATCACCTCACTTTCATACTAGTTTTGCTGAGTTTCCAACTACATTTGTCGGGGCAGAATCTAAGCGAACCCAGATCGCTAATAAGGAAGCCCCTACAATTCTTGCAGATGCGGAAAGGAGGAAAGACAAAAGCAAGAGACTCTGCCTCGGCAGATGTAGTAGGACAAAAATATCAATTTTACCCCCGGAGAAAATATAAAGACCGCCGCGATTAGGGAGGGGGTGTCATTTTAGCGGACCCCCCGCCTACCCATAATTACCACTTTAAGGGCCTATTTGACCCAAAAAGTGGTAAAAACAGGTATGAAGGAATAAAAACAATGACAAACAATGTACAAATTAGTATTTTTATAAAAATTTTTATTAAATTACTAAACTAAAGTTTGAGTTGTTCTTCTAAAAGTTTGGTTTCTTTCTCGTAATCTCTGTCGTCTTCCTTAACATCTTTCTTTACTTTCTTATAAATGTTTCTGAAATCGTATCGAATGATCTCATCAATTGCTCTTTCGATTTCATCATTTGTTTCTTTATCTGATAAAGATTCAGAAAGCATTGCGATTCTTGCAAGATACGAATTAGTTGAATAACCAGCTTCTAAATCAAACTGTAACCAATCTTCATACTGATCAAATGGATCATAAGGATTGTCAAATGTTGTTAACATACACTCAACCATTAATCAACACCTCACTTTCCATACTTAGATACAGTACTTACAGATACACCCAATTGATCGGCTATATCCTGGTTAGTGAATCCAGACGCCCTATATGCCTTAATACGGGCTTGCTGGGCCTGGGACAGGGTTGATGTGGTCTTAGGCATTGCCCTAGACCTAAGGGCATCGGCGTCCGTGTTATTTAAGATCTTATTAAGGGTGGTACTGGTTATAGCACCAGCCTGTATGGCATTCCATTCTTTATCTGTGATCTGAATCTTACGATTCTTGGAACTGGATCCTACTTCTACTCTAGCCCTAGCTATCTCCTGATTCTTAATCTTTTTATAAGCGCCATCTGACATCTCAGGATTTGCATCTTTCTTAACTCTTGCTCTATTTCCTGCAATAAGTTGTGCTTGTCTCTCACGGGGGGCATTAAGTAGGGAGTTATTTAGCTTGGCATTAAGGGAGGATACTTCGGTGGCATAAGTCTTTGCCGCACTAGGCGACTTCTTCATATCCGGAGTATCATAGTATTCTTTTCTCGCCTCATTAGCCATCGCTTTCATTTTATTAGAATAATCAGCATAGATCTTTTCTTGCGGTGTACCAGCAGAAAGCATATTAGCATCTTTAACAGTCATCATGCCTTTTGCTTTTTCTGTGGCCAAAACTGTCTGACCTTTTGCGTTTTGATATGATCGCCCTGTTTGTTTTGTAATAAGCTCCCCGGTCTCTCTATTTACATATGGGGTACCACGGGTTTCAAGAACGTCGATATCTTGATTTGCTCTCGAAATAAGAGTTGATGGTCCAGTTTTAGATTTACCAAGTATGGATTTGCCAGTAGATCTATCTACAGCTGCTGGATTATTCTCTTCATGACGCTGATACTTTTCTCGAAGTTCTGCTATATTATTATCTTTTTCAGATTTTCTATAATCAAGCTTATGTTTTTCAGCATCAATTACAACCATTGAATGCTTAACAGCTCTTGCAAGTTCGTCTTCAGAAGCGCCCTTTAAATACATATCGGTAATAAGGTTTGAGACTTTTCCCATCTCAATACCTTTCTGATTCTTAGCCATCTTTTTCATTCCAGGATAGCCAGGATATGCTTCTTTAGGATCGAAACCTTCAAGTCCTTTAAGAGCTGGAGTAGATGTTACTTTGACTTTACTACTTAAAGGAATTACTGTAACAGTATCACCATCGAAGTCTGCACCAGACAAACGATCTGCCGTCTTTTTATTTATAACAATTGCATCAGCAGAATCAGGTCCAATGAGTGCTTTTGCTTTAGCATTCTTATTATTTACTGTAACTATTGGTATCTCAAAAGGCCCAGTATGAGGATATCTTACTAAGGCAAGTTTTTCGCCAGGCCTATAATTTGGAGCATATACTTCTGTTTCTTTAACTGAAGGTTCTGGTAATATAACCTGAACTCTCTGTCTTGGTAATGCTGCAGCCTTTAAATGTGTTGCGGCTGAATCGCACTCATCTGCAAACTCCGCCAAATAATGTTTTTTAAGAGTTGGATTATTTAAACTCATGATTTCGTCATATTGAGCTTCTTTGTCTGCATATGAAAGAGTCAGCTGCTTTTTAATAAGCGGAATGTTCTGCTTGGAAAGAAATTGAGCAGAAAGAGTTTTACTCCATTCTCCCCAGTCACCTTCTTCATTTACCTTATTAATTGCAGATAACTGCTTTTTACCATTCTTATCAGTATAGTAGCTTTGTCCACCCTCTTTGATTTCAGCACCAAATGGATTATCCGGATCATCATCTTTAAAAGCTTTAAGGACGCTTTTTTCTCCAATCATAGGAGTACCACGTTTCTTGTTTGTATTAAAGACAATATCATATCCATCCGGAATATCGTCAGAATACGCAGCCATCCCTTTAAGATAATGGGTTCCATCGACAGCTATACGAACTTGTGCATATTTAGAATTACCAAGACTCAGATCATCGACGTTTCGTCTTATTAATATAAGACCATCTTTGTCTTCACCACCATCCTCAGCATAGGCAATCTTAATTCTTTTCGAGCTTATACTTACTGGCGGCTCTAAAACTTTGCCCGGTTTTATAAGCTCTCCATTGGAATCGAAATCTTCGATATTATGAACTTTTGCATTCTTACACGCTTCATATGCTTCAGCATATGTTGTTCCAGGAGGACACAAAAGATTCATAATCGTTCTCTGACTTGGATTTGTGACCTGGGGGATAGAAGTTGTCCATACCTCGTACCCGTCTCTATCATAAAGAAGAGTAATTGCTTCTTGCATTTTGGTATCTGAAACACCTAATTGTCTCTCAACACCAGCGCCGACATCTATTATTCCCTTCTTTTCAACAGCAGCCTTTAATTCTTCAGCTTTAGTGATAACTTCATTGTTTCGCATTTCAGCTTCTTTATTAAGAAGTGATCTTGCTGTTGATTCGGATATGCCAAGTTTTTTAGCAGCTGCATTGACTGACATCCCTTCTTTATCAATAGCATGTCTTAATGCCGCAATCTTATCATTTCTTCTGTATATTCTAGCAATTGCCTGACGATCTCTCATTTCATTGATCGTCATACCAAGCATATTGGGAATATCTTTTTCTTTGGCTCCAGGATTATCTCTCTGAAGCTCTTCAATTCTGCCAAGAAAATCAACATCGCCTCTTTGATATGGAAGCTTTCCGGATCCCCAAGGGTAACGACCTGAACGTCTAGGCATTCCATAATGTGCTAACGCGTCTTTCATATTCGTTACTCCTCAGCCTTCAAACTTGTAATCAATTTATCAAAATATACTATTTTGTCCATAATATGGACTATCTCATCTGGTTCTGGAATATAGCCAACTATTTCATCCGACTGATAGATCCTAAGTTCAGAATTTATATCGGATGGTTTGATTCCATATTCTAAACAAAATAATGCGTTATAAATAAGGAGCTGCTCCATATGTGCTGGAGTAACTCCCGTTTTCAAATCATGGATTCTAAGCTGATCCTTTCTAAAGCTGATGGCGTCGCAAGTGCCAAAACAGTTTTCAGAATAATATAAAGGCTGTTCTGGCGTCATCTTAAATCCAATAGCATCATTGACATACATATTTAAAGTCTTATCTGTGCGAGGAAGTCTCTGATTTAACTTAATGCATTTTGCTGCTAAATCATGCAGTTCGGTTCCTCTTTTTACCGCTAATGAATTTTGCCATGATGCCCTTAAACGATCATCATCATAATTTAACCAATTATACTTACTCGCCCCCAGGAATGCATGCATCCCCTGAAGGTTTGAGTGCTTGTTGAAGTTCATGTAGTACCTCCTCTTTATTTTCTGGGTAAATAAAGCGAGAGAATGACATTTTATTCATCTGCTCTACGTAAGTATCCTGATTAGGCTGGTGTGACGCATTCTTACTTTTCTTACATTCTAACGTTGCCCATTTGTCCTTGTAGTATACCGTTATGTCCGGAATGCCCTGTCTGTAATTAGCGTCATTTTTCATAACCATACCATCAGGATATGGAAATAATTTATTCAGCTCTTTAATCAGTTCAGCCTGAAACTTATTTTCGTTTTTCATAAAACCTCCTCTTTTTATGAAAAAGGAAAGAGAGCGCGACATATACGCTCTCTCTTCTATAAAAGGGGCTGTTTTTTTCGCGAACTAAAAATCTCGAATAAATTGTTTCTCATTAAAGTTTTGCTTCTTGCTAAGAGCTGCAAATATAGCTCTATCTATTTGTGAATTAGATTTAAAGTGATAGTAATATAGATCTTTAAAAGGCGTATTAACTCTGTTGACTCGACCAGAAGCCTGAACAACAGTACGATATGAATAATTCTGCGAAAAGAATACAGTTGTGTCTGTTGTTATACAGTTCCAGCCTTCGGCTCCAGATGCGTAGTTGACCAGATATAACCATTTATCTGATGTCGGCACATCTTGATGAATATGTCCGTTGTATTCAGCAACGACAACATCATCGCCCCAGTCATAATTTCGAAGCAATTCTAATTCATAATCAAAATTGTAAAAGAGAATAACTTTCTTTTTAAAATCTAAAATATCTTTTGTTGCTATTAGTCTGGATGGATCGGAGTTAACAACTTTCCTTAACAAATAACAAAGACCACCAGCGTTCATTATCGGCATGTTATCGTTGTATGGGTCTTTACGTTCCATGTTCACATAACGGTATAATTCTTTATCATAAGAAGGAGTAATATACTCTTTATGCTTTATGGTTTTTGTACTGTACTCCATGTCAATCAAAGTTTGACGTTTATACTTTATCAATTTTCCAGTATTCACATATCGGTCAACTTTTGGATATTTAGACCAACGATCATAAATAACATGCTGCCTACAGAAATCTGTCTTGTTTCTATAAAAGCCATTTGCTACGAAGGTGGGGATAAGATCTGTCCAGGTATCCGCAGGGGTTGCTGATAATAATATCCATCGATTCTTCTTAGCAATTTTATAGAATGATTTGACCCATGCTCCAGATCCGCAAATATGCTGTTCGTCTAAGATGAAGAATGCTCCTTCGATATCAACATATTTCTTAATATTATTCCAACTATCAACTTTCGCTTTTTCTGGAAAGAGAAAAGGGATCGACTCTTTTTCCCAATCGAGAAGATCCCTTTTCTGTGCTGTAGTAATAATATACAGCGGTTCCTTTACCTTTGTTATTGGTTTGAATGGGTCAATACTTCCGCCTTGCTCTTTGAAATAATATGCAAGCGATGTTCTGGATTTTCCAGATCCAACATCTCCGACTAATATACAACCATTATGCATCCGCCTAACGGCGTCCATTTGATAATCGAAAAGAAGCTCGCCCATTTCAAACCTCTTTATGCAAATGGAATATCGTCAATGTCATCAAATATCGGATCTCCGACATCATCGAAATTATACTTACCAGCGAATACGTCCTCGTCGATGGTGACATACATTGTCTTGCAATATGCCTTAACGCCACTCTTTCCATTCACTTCCCAATTATAAGGAGATATGATCAGATCAACGGTCTTAATGTCGGCACTATCGAGATTGCCAACTGTGCTCTCGCTGAGACGAACCTTATTCTTATTTGTGACCATGTAAATATTCGGCTCGATATTCTTGTAGCTTACTGCCACCTGAATATAAGCTCTCTGCTCTCCACCCTCTTCAAGTGGTCTGAGTGGTTTTACGTTCCACCCAAGGCCGGCAAGCCTCTCGGCTTCATATGGATCCTCGATCACAACACAGAAATTCCTGTCGCCTTTTCTGTTGTACTTTCCTTCTGCTCCAGAGAAGTTCTTAAATATGATTCTTACGTCTTCCATTACAAGATTATCTTTTATCATGTCTTTCCTCCTTTACGACACAAACCATTCGAAATCGCCATATCTTGTTATTGTCTCAACAGCCTTGTCTACAAGGATGTTGTAATATGTGCGATCAATATATCTTTCTTTGTCAAGTAGTTTGACATTTTCGGATTCCATCCATCTGAATCCTTTTGTTCCTGTGACGGCACTATATTTTCCATCTTTCTCACGAACGAGCCATCCTCCACCATATCCAGGCATCATCGGACAAAATCGACCATTCTTTCCAACGAAAATATAGTTGTGTCCTTTTGCGATTTCATCTAATAACTCATCTTTACGATCCAATCGCCAAGCACCATACAACTTCGAATATCGAGCCATCAACTTCTCACGCTTTTCATCCTCATCATTTTCAGCCGCCTTAAGAATATCGTTTATCAGACTCAACTCTTTCTCAGCTTCAGAAATGTCCGGATAGTTCTCATTCATATCTAAGAACATCGCGGTTCCTTCTTTAATAGATTTAGACTCACACAGATCGTCAAATATAATCGGCTCTTTACTGAACAATGTTTTGAATACGTATGGTACTTGGAACTGCGTTCCCGTTGCTGTCCACTGACCATCATGTTTGCCACCAGACTCTTTGGCAATATAAACTGCATCATTAACTAAACAGAACTTTGAATATTTAGCCTCTGTTTCGAACGTATAGCCATAGGCTTCGCCGAATCTTCTGATAAATCTGATTATCTTGTCATCCGCATGTTCGACCTTTATACTATCGGTCTTAATATGGACAACATGATATCCCTGTTCTTGAACAGCATATCTAAGATCAGTCATCATCAACGCTCCGCGTTTAGCAACAATATTGTCTTTGTTCCGTTTGTCTCTGAATTTATTATCAAAGCTTGCTGATGTTAACCCATATACTGAATTGATTGCGATCTTGAGTGCTCCAGATATAGCTCCTGCATATTTAGGGTCATCCAAATATTTAGCCAGTTTACCTTCAAACATAGTTCTCGCTGTATCATAATCCTCATGCTTTATAGCAACTCGAGTTTCAACAAGCGAGTAATATCTTTTGGTATACTCATCGCCAAATAAGTTTTCAGCCTTAATACTATGCGGGTGCATTGACGAAACGTCCTCGGTATCGATATTCGAATACATTCCAGGATCAGCCCAGACCTTTCCACCTTCGCCGATCTTTTCGCCGCGATATGTGCTCACGCCATACTCATATTTATATCCAGGGAACCAAGGCATTCCTTTTGGCTTTTTAATTTCGCCTAATGCATACTTTGTCGCCTCAACATATGTAAAGCTGTCGCCTTCCGGTTTATCTCCAAGAAATCTGTAATTGAATTGCGACTGTGGATTCTTATTGCTTCCAAATATAATCTTCGCAGTCAGACTGTTTGTCGTATCATTTACAGATCCTCCGGCCAAGTCCGCAAGAATCTCACGAGCAAGGAAATCTCCTCTACAAGCATTAAATACAGCTTCGGTGGCAATAACATCATTATCGCAATATTCAGCAACTTTAACCCAGTACTTCTCAGGAACAGGCTCATACCACGGGAACTCGTTCTCTTTATGATATATACCAAGCTCAATCTCCCATTTCTTAAGACCCTGCTTCTTCTGACAGAAATCAAAGACATCTGTATAACTTGCGTCCCACGCAGTCATGAAATATGCATTTGGATCGTTCGCTATAAGTTTCTGCGAAAGATGATAGATCTCAGCATTATTGAGTCCTTGTATAAGTCCTATCAAAATATGATTATCGTATTTGCGATTATTGAAGCCGACAAGATCGAAACTTAACACAAAGTCTTTAACCTCATCTGGCGAAGGATTAAACATCCTCATGACTGGATTACCCTCGCCTTCGGCTTTCCAACAAATAAGAACAAGATTCGGAAATACTTCAATATCGAAGAAAACCAGCTTTCCCTTTGGCGGCTTCATCATTCCGCCTATAGGTTCGGCTGGTTTCTTAACTTCCTCTTCTTTGTCTTTAGATCGAAAATGCATATTCGACACGACACTTACACAATATTCTGCTTGATGTGAGCTGCTACCCGCAAATGCCAGAACTCTTGTATATAGATCACTGACATCATACGTTAGACCGCTTTGATATGCCTCATCCAAAATATGTTTTATGAAATCGACATTTGGTCTGGTGAAATCGTGGATCTCTTTTCCCATCGCCCTCTTCATCAAGTTCCTCAAAGATCGCTCACTTTTTATCTCCTTTTCACTAACCATGGCTTTCTCCTCCTTTAGCGGAAGTCCGGAACTGATAGTTGTGATCTCATAGTTATTACACAATGTAAGTTTTCGTCGTAACGAACTCTTTCCATTGAAGACTTTAACTTCAATATCCGGAGCATATACACGACTAAGCTTTGAAACATCTCCGTCATAAATATAATGAAGATGTAATCCGCTACCGGACTTACTTGTTTCGGCGTATGTTGCTGGCCAATTTCGAGCTGCCTCAATATTCTTTTCAATCGACTTATTACCTTCAGAATCTTTAAGATCAAAATCAATTACAACTTCGTTTTTAGGAATACGAATATAATGTGTTTTACTTGTATCCACATCCGCCAACGTTGTTGTAACATTATCCCATTTCTGAAGGGGCTTGTCGTCTTCTCCTGCTAACTGGGATGGGCAATCTTGATGAGTCTTATCAAAATATGATGGCAAAGGTGCAAGTTTTAAGAAATCTGGAAGAACAGGCGCATCATTACTCTGAAATGATGAATCAAATAACTCCGTTTTAAATCCAGAATATACATTGCGAGCATGTGTCCCATCAGGTAAATGTTTATCCGGCATAAATTCTTTAAAATAATACTGAAGTTCATTCGCTAAATCTCGCCGTTTCATCTTATATGAGATTCCGGAATCTTCCACAAACCTTTTATATAAATCCCACATAGAAGCAAGAGTTACATAATCTTTATCACGAAGAAAGAAATAGTTATCTTCGACAAATGCATAAATATCATTTGTCAATTCCATCATCTTCATCGGACGGTACCCATTATAATAATCAGGACCATATGTTTTATAAACTCTTATACATCTATGGGCTATAGCACCGAGCGCATAATCAACACTTGATACAGCAGATCTATAAGAATGAACATCCAATGTATTACCAGTCGGTGTAACATCAAGAAGTCTTCTGCTCAATCCGCTGCGAGCTTCTGTTATTTTGATCGGAGAATTTGTGCCAATAAAAAGAAATGAATTAAATGTTTTTTCATAACTTTTTTTGAACTTTTCATTAGTGGACATACTTTCATGAGAAACAACACTATTAAACTTTGTATTGTCTGTTATTCTGCTCATGTCAGCATCATGCTGGATCGCAACTATTGGATCATTAGAAAATGCTTCTAATGCAAACTGCGCACTTTTATTACCTAATGCCGCAGCATCGAAAGACGTCCAATATCCAGGAAGCAGTGCCTCGATAATATTAAGTACTGTTGATTTACCAGTTCCGGGACCACCATACAATGCTATAAACTTTTGCACTCTGCGAACTTCGCCAGATAAACAACAGCCTATCGCCCACTCTATCTTCCTTCTTTCTGTTGGAGAATATAAAGTTGTCATCATCTTATCGTACAACTCGATATTGCGTTCTTCTTCGTCTATATCATAAGGCAAACGAAAAGATGCATAATCTGATCTTTTTATAGGATCACTCTTAAACACTGGCTTCTGATCAAGTGGCGACCAAATATCGGTGCAGTCTTTAACAAAGCGATTAAACTTGCGAAGTAATCCAGAACTTTCAAACTTCATCAAAGACATAAAATATACAGCGCCTGCAATTTTATTATCTTCAACACATTTCTCATATTCTCTCTCAACTTCTTTATCGACCATCTCCATCAGACGGTATAAATTTTTTGTCCAAAGCCCTGCTTCCTCATCCCATACAGCATAAAAAGATCCACCTCGGATCATAATATCTTTTGTGGAAGGTGTAATAACGAAGTCGGGGCATACGACTAAAGTACTTTTATTTTTCTCTCGTACCTGAATACGAACGAAATCTAACATAAAATGCTCCTTTCAAGCCTAAATATCTCGACAAATAAAAAATTCCCAGTTTTTTCAAAAAAGTGGGAAAAATGGCCTTTTTTATTTAATATATTTTTTTTATTTTCTTTATATATATTATAAAAAAAGTGGGAAATTGGGATAAAAGATATATCAAAGCCTTTAATTGCAAGGCTTTCAGCCATTTTCTATAACTGGGATTTGAGATTTTTTCTGTGGATTTTTGACAAATTTTCTGGTTTTCGTACCAGTTTCACAAAAATATCTCTCCTAAGAAATTCATAGCCTGACTCCAAATCTCTCCTTCTCCATCAGGAAATATCGAGATTTCGCTCTCAGGATCCATCCATCCTTCAAGAAAATAGTCAACTTTTTCCCTATTAAAATTCCCATCATAACAGTCTAAGATATCCAGGCACTTAATCATTCCCCAGAACCATTGGCTCGATTTAGACAAATCAATGCTTCCTCTAGCGATATATTCCATCTTAATTGACAGCGCAACCAAGACCTCCAACACGCTAGCTGGGCCTGATAAATATACGTAAGAAGCTTCCTGATCCTCGTTACGCTCTGTTACAAATCGATGTCTCAAATCTATACCGTCGGCAGCTCTATTCTCGTCCATCGGAATAGACCAGCAAAATTCAGTATTAAAAAGATATTTCAGCAGCTCAAAATAACTATTCTTTCTGCAAAGTCCATTACCGATAAATTTTAGAAGCCAATGAAAATATCTTTCTCTCATACTTTTACTCGTCCTCTGGGTGCGGGTGCGATCCTTCGTGCTCGATTATCTCATAGTCGGTCATAGTCTCATGATTTCTGACATACACAACGTTAGGGGTATATTCCCCGAACACCCCCTTCCATTCATCGCCAGCAATCATTTCAAATCCATCTATTTCCTCACCACTGAGAGTCTCAAATATCGCACCATCTTCGAAGTAATCGACAGATACTTTCCGGTAATTATCGTATTCAGGATTGTCAAAATCCTCATCACTGATAATCTCCGCAGCTGCTGAAGTGTCTTCAATATTGTCGATATCTTCATTTTTTAGTTCAACTATTACCTGTTCTGCATTATACATCTTAGTATAATCCATCCAGTCTCGAACTTCATCATCTGAGTAAATCTTTTCCTCAAGTTTTTTCTTTTCTTCTTCATTTAGCCTGGCCATTTCTCGGTCTCGTTCAATATAATGAGCTTTGAGTCCATTGACTTCCTCATTAAGTTGAGCCTCAAATTTATCCTTAAGATAAATATAAGTTACTCCGACACCGATGCCAGAGCCAAGCGCAGTTCCGAGCAGGAACCACGCAGCTCCATTCATCGTCATTTTATACCTCCTTCATTGCAATATACTTACCAATGTTCCAGTCGACTCTCTTTTTCTTCTTTGGAAGAAACGGCAGAAGCATTCCATCAGTATTGAATGTCAGAAGCCATCTTCCGTCATCAAGAACTCTCTTATCAATGATAACACGTCCGTCCATAACATCAGGATCGAAATATGGATTGTTAGGTCCGACCCATCCTGTTACTCGCATTTCTTCTTCCTGATCCTCGAAGTTATGCTTTCCGAACATTTCTGCTGCTTCGCTAAGCCATATAAGATTTCTTACATATAAAGCATCTGTAAGATACTGCTGAACTCTGATTAAATATGCGGTTCTGTAGGACTCCTCTTCTTCCCAGCTCGAATCTTCAGGTCCCCAGATGATCCAGTTTGAAGGAATATTTTCAGGAATATCATAGATCTTCTTTTCCTCCATCTTACCGGTCTCTGGATTCTTTACCTTCTCAACACGAGCTACCGTCACGCCATCAACAATATCCTTTATTTTGGCTTCTCCGTACTCATTTACGACAGCCTGGTATAAACGATCATACTTTGCATTTAGCGTCTGTAAGGCTAAATTTGCGCCTATCAGGGCTTTATTGAGCGTGTTGAATGCCCAAACTATAGACGTTGTGCCGCCTACTATAAGTAATATAGCCGGACCATAGATCCTGAGCAGTTTTATAAGTGTCTGGATAAATATAGTTCTTGTATCGTGCTGATAAGTTTCGAATGTATAAGGCGTTACCTCACCTGTTTTCTGATCATTATAGAATTTCTCTTCTGTGAATGAGTCTTCGCATGCCTTAAGTGTTTCTTTTGCTTCGTCGATCACTTCTTTTGCCGCGATCGTCTCTTTGCAAGCGCAAACTGTCGCGCCCACTAACATTCCTACTCCTGCCACCACAGCAATTTGTGGGGCTCTTTTTACAAAGCCAACTTTAGCCTTTGAAGCTATTTTGACTACACTTGTTCCGATTCCCATGTTTTTCTCCTTTCCTTATAATTCAATTGCCGGTGGGAACACTACTGTATACCCGCCGTGATCGGAATACCATTTAACATCTGCAATATTGTCCCAACCAAGATGATGGTCTCCAGGAATAATATCGCTGCTTAACATACTGAGTTCTTTCATATCCGCAACACTTACAACTGGATATTCTTTCAGGATCGTGTTCATCTGATCGATAACATCCTGAGCTTTCTGCAGACTTGAATACCAAACATGCTCACAATCATAAACTTTGCTGCGATTCTGCTTGGAATTCATGAAAGATACTTTACCATTGTAATATGCGTCGTAAGATTTCTTTCCGCTTCCGAAAACATCTCCGCCATATCCTCTTGTGATGTTTTTACCACCGGATATCATGACGTTTCCGATAAATGTTCTTACTGCCGGAATACACAGATCGAACAAAATAAAAGATCCTATTTTCTTATCTGTCGCTTCCGGGAAGAACGCGTTAAATATCTTTCTTGGCAATTTTGTCTGCATTACCTTTGCGTCTCCCGCTTCTACGACAGGAACGATCTCTGGTTTTTCTTTTTTCTTCGTCGTACTCTCTCGAGATTTGATCGAGTTTGACGGATAATTTTTTATTTCTGCCATAAAATCTCCTTCTGTTTCCGGTTTTCGAGAAGCAAGAAGACCCTGATGATTTCACCAGAGTCTTCTCACAACTCTAGAAAGGAAACCTAAAACTTAAAAGCTATTTTACTTCTCCTAAAATATACAAAAGTCCTTTACACACTTTGACTAAAATGCTTTTTATCACTCTTGCTGTTGTTTCAATGTCCATAAATATCACCTCCTTTTATAATTTTGAGTTTCCTCTCCATTATAGAGGGTGGTTTAATCGCGAACATTCCACCTTTCCCAAGCTTCCCTTCAAAGGTTAGGATATAAGCCTCTTGTATCAAGGTGATAATCTCTTGAGAACTTCATCGCTCTTGCGGGTTCTCCAGTTGGAGCTTCTTTTACACCGATCTGATTGTATTTAAGTGGCCCATCAGCAGCATCCGGATCATTTGCCAGCATGAGATAATAGTCTCCATTTGCCACTTCTTCATGATCAATTATAGCCATCCAGTCATTCATGCTTGTCGCCTGGAATGGGTCTGTATCAACTTTGAAAGTAAATTCAGCAATGGCGTCTCTCAGTTCTGCTTCGCTCATTCTGAAATATACCCTCGCTTGATCATCCCAGAAGAGCGGCTTAGGCATAGGAACTTCTGTATTTGTCATACTTTCAGCAGGAACATCTTTAGCGTCGCTATGCTCTATATGCGATTCAGCGATCTTTTCTGTGAATTTCTTCTTCCAGTTGTCAGGTTGCTCAGATATAACCTGCTTAAGATCATCAAGCTCCGCCTTTGTTACGCCATAAACCGCTGCAAGCGCCGTATAACTATTGAGTCGGATCTTACTTCCATATACGATCAAAAATATAGAAGCTCCTTCGAGAAGAGCTACAAGCCAATAATGTTTACCAAATATGATAACTTTTTGCTTCCAATTGAGAGGCTCATCAAATGTAACTTCTTCGCCCTTTTCATCTGTTACAACTTTCTGAGGCTGCTCCAATTCAGCCTTCTCAAATGCTTCGAGACATGCCGGTGTCTCCTTCGCCGCCATTACGACTGCTCCTACTCCTGCAGCAATACCAAAGCCGATCATTATCTCTGGCTTATGTGTCTTTACTCCTGCCACAAATGCTGCTCCTAATGCTTTAACGTCAATCATGTCTTTCCTCCTTTTTAAATATAGAAAAAGCAAGGGGCTGTGAATTTCACAAACCCCTCGGTTTTGAACTTACTTGTTCTTCTTTTTGTTTGAAGTCTTTGGCTTCTCTACTGCTACTTCCTCTTCTTCAGTTTCCTGAACCGCTGCTGCTGCTTCAGCTTTTGCCTCAAGAGCTTTCTGCTCCAGAATGGCAGCTCTCTTATCGAGCAAAGCCTGCTTCTTGTTTTCTGTTGCTGCTTTGACCTTTGACTTAACGAACTCTCCTCCTTTGTCCACTACTGGTGTCATTACGAGGTTGAGTCCCTCAGCCACAAAGCCCGCTACAACTGCTACTTCAGCTACGCCTGCTTTTCCAAGTGCTGCTACCGCTTTTGGTGCAACCTTCTCTAAAATGCTAAATCCTGCTTTTGCTGCTAACATAATTCTGTCTCCTTTCGAAAATATAAAGTTTTTAGTTAGCGAAGTTGTATTACTTCCATTAAAGTAGCTGTTCATTTCGCGAATATGACGAAAAGAAAAGCCCGTGAATCTCACGAGCCTTCTTCCTCCTTTCTATCCTTCAATAGGGTTGATCGCCGGAGCCGCTTCTTCTTTATCCATCAGATCGTTCATTATGTAGATTGTTCCTGCAGCAACTACTGCTACTGCAAATATTTCTACTGCTGTTCTACTGATACAAAAAGATAAATTAAATGCCATCTCTGTTCTCCTTTCTACTGACATTGGATATATCTTTCATTAAAGGATCTGCAAATATCGCGAAAAAGAAAGACTCCGCGAGGGAGTCATCTTTTTATAGTCCTATGATTTGTCTTAATATTCTCCTTCCTACATATGTCGTTACGCCTGCAAATATCAGAGCTACTACTCCGAATTCAAATCCGTATACAATAAATGTACAAAGTGTCCAAATTAAATCTATCATAATAGGCCTCCTTTCCTTTCATTAAGGAGCCTGAAAATATCGCGAAAAAGATAAGGGTCTGCGTAATGCAAACCCCTCTTTGAAATTACCTTCTAACTGCCATTGCTGGTGTTGCGTTATAAACTTCCATACCTTTAAGTATTGCCTTCTTCGCTCCGGTCTTCGCTGTTCTAGTTGTAAGTTCTGCTGCATGCCAAATTGCAAATCCAATATTTACATAATATATTCCTATGCCCATACCTGCTGTGGCAAGGTCATCTATGATTTTGGTTCCTGCATCTTTTACATACTCCATAGTTACATCTTCGATTGCGTTGTCCATTACGACTGCAACTTTCTTAATGTTAGTCTTCATAGTTTTATACCGTTCCCTTTCTGAATAAAACAGTGTTATTGGTTTCATAAAGCAATATGTAAATTTCGCGAATCGCTACCGCCATTTCTCACTATGTTCAAAATGAAAAAGGAAAGTCCCTGTTGGAACTCTCCAAATATGTGTCTACTGCTTACTTCTTCTCATCAACTGTCATCTTAACGTTGAGGTTAGTTTTCTCTATTTTAGAGTTAATATATCCGATCACAAACATGACCGCAAAGAGTTCTCCGAATGCAATTGCGTTCTGGATCACTGCCTGAGATACGCTCATTCCGATATCTCCGAATAATCCATCAACAAATGTCATATCGTTTGTTCTCTCTACTCCCTTATCCGTGAATGGATGTTTTACTCCATAAATAAATCCCTTTCCTACAAGTTTGATCTTCTTATTCATGATGTGCCTTCCTTTCTTAAATAAGCCGACAAAAACCACATTATTTCTGTCATAAAGGAAGCTGAAAATATCGCGAAAAAAGAGAAGTAGCTGTAAAAATTAACTTCTTAACTTTAGTGCTACTTTTCTTCGTCTGGTTTCCAGTTATGTATTAGTGCTGTCAGAATCCAATGAGCATCGTGTACTCCGATCTCGATTCTCTTCAAGTCCTTCTCGTCGGTACTAGCTACAAGCGATCTTGCTACAGATTCCTCAATATCGAGTTCTTTTGCTGCGTCGCTTATAGAATATCCGGCGTCATGAAGTGCTTTCAGTTTTTTGATCAATTCCACTCTCTCAAGTTTTCTTTTCAATCCACTTATTTCTTTCTGCCTTACATATTCCATAGTTTTCATAATATTGTCTCCTTTCTATGAGCTACTTCTCTCATAAAAAAGTCTGAAAATATCGCGAAAAACAAAAGGGCCTGCTAATATCACAGGCCCTCCGTTTCTCAGTGAGCCGAATTAACGAGCTTCATCATTTTGTCAAAATCCGCCTGTCTCTTCTTTGCACGAGCTTCCTTCTCCTTTCTGTAGAGATATCCCTTAATATCTTCTCTTGCTGAAAGGCAGAAGAATCCTCCTGCAAGTCCGAACATTATAGAAATTATGATTATAAATGTTTTTCTATGCATCGTTTTATTCCTCCTTTCCATTAAAGAGCTGGGAAATATCGCGAAAAAGAAAAGGGCCTGACATTTCTGCCAAGCCCTTTGAGAAGTACTAATCGTACTTATCTTTCTGAGCATTATTGAATGTATGACTTCCAATTACGCCAGTTTCTTCGTACTGATATCCCATTACATCTCTCTGGATTCTCACCTTGTTGTTCATAGCTGTTTTCCTCAAAGATGCCAAAGGATTAGCCCATATCTCAAGTAATCTGAGTCCGCGATCGATCCACATAAGTTGTCTATCGAGTTCGGAGTGCTGATACTCATAAGATCTTTCTAATTTTCTCGTTTCCTCCTTATCGATTTCGAACTCAAGCTTCCGATCGTTCAGATCCACTTCAGATAAGATCTTAATCGCTTGTGCCTGTTTGAGTTGCTCATCGCTTCCAGGTGCCAGATTGAGTAATTTCTCTATCATTTCGTCTCTGGCTTCAATTACTACACCCATATAATCGTCTCCTTTCTGTTGATAAGTGATAGTTTCTCATTAGAGTAGCTGATTATTTCGCGTAGAGATATCTGTGACTTTGAGAAGTAGAAGTTTTGTTGTCGGATCAGCAAGTTTTTCTTGACCCGCCTCACTGATCCTCAAATATACTTCTCCATCATTGGCTCTTATGCACACCCCGTCGGATGCCCTGTCACTAATTTTAGCGGCAGCAAGAAACACACCAATGACTATCCCACAAATAACAGCTGCTAATATAACTAATACGTATTTGGTCATTCTGTTTCCCCATAAAATGAATCGAGATAGTTCCAGTCATCATCACTTACATTATCGAAGTGGAGTTCCTTTCCGCAGCTTGGGCATGTCTCATATGCCTCATATGCGAAAAGGACTTTCTTTCCTCCGACTTTTCTTTTGCAATGAGGGCACTCGAAATATGGAATGCCCTCAAGTGCGTCTACACCGAATATCCAGCCTAATGTAGTGTCGCTCATTTCAGATACCTCCTTGTTACGATATCGAGCCCTGTGCTCAGAGCGTTGGCGATGTTCTTCTGCTTCTCGAGGCTTGCCTCTTCTTTCTTGACGACCGCTTTTGTCTGAGTCTCAGCTTTTACTTTCTCAGTCTTATAGAGCCAGTATGAATCAGGATATGCCTTTTCCTTCTCCATGACCTCAAGCTGGTGAGCACGATCTTTTTCGTCTTTCTCTTTCTTATACTTGAGTTCGTCCTGCTTTCTCTTAGTCTCAGCAGCCTCATGAGCCTCTGCGATTCTGAGGTTCGTTTCAGCCTTCTTCTGCTCTGTGACCCAGTATGATTCCGGCATTGCAGACAGAGCCTTGATCTCAAGATATTTGTCTGCCACATCTTTTCCGTAGTACACTCCGGCGAATCCCACGATTCCTGCGCACGCGATCTTAGCGATCTGAATTTCCATTGACATAATTTGATCCTCCTTTAATCATAAATAACTAGATAATCGCATCTAGGGTCCTCACGAAATATAGCCCCTTTAATGCGAGTTTCTGACTGGGTAATTATTTGCTTTAAAAACTTATGAATCTGATCATCTTTAGTACGTCCTAAATCGAGTAAATATACTCCGCTGCCTATAGATATCATTGGGATCTTATACTCCAATGCTGCCTTTATGGCTATTCGCTGGTTTGCATTGTTTTCAAAATCCAATGCAACTTTCTCAAGCTTTTCTTTTTTAAATAAAGCCATGGTTCCCCTTTCAAAAAATATAAGGGGCCGTGAATCTCACGAACCCCTTTTTAGGTTTAGTGTTTCGGATTATACTTCATATCTGAAAGTTCCTTCTGACTTGGTATGAATGCCTCCATTCTTATGATCTTGTAATTTCCGAAATCTACTTTGAAAAGCATATCATTCATCCAGTCTTTACCTTTGACGATGAATTCTTCGGTTTTGCTGTCATCAGTTTCAAAATCTACTAATGTGACGCGCACGATGAATTCATGACTCGTAAATTCACTGAAATTCTGTTTATACCTTTCAACGAGCTTCTTTCCATCTGTGATCATCTTAATTTCTTTCGTACCTATCATTTCGGTTTCCTCCTGTAAATATAAATCACATTCGAGGAGCCTATTCTCCTCTATAAGGAAGCCTGTTCGTTTCGCGAAGAATCTAAGTACTCTATCATGCAACCGATCATATATACAAGACGGCCGCCAGATGCGCCATCGGAGGTATAAGACATAAATGGCTTGATGGACACAACATCGATATGATCGTAGTTTTCCTCAAGCCATTTGTTTACTTTTACAGTTGCAAGGTCTGCTTTATTCGATATTAAGAATTTTACTTTTGGTTTGTATTCTCTTTGCATTTTTCTCTCCTTTCCTCCATCCTGCTGCATCTCCCGGCAACCACACAGCACGCATAAGCTGCTACGACAGTTACCGTGCAAAATATAAGCAGGATGATCTCAACTATCATGTGTCTGGTCATGTCAGACTCACCCCCGATAAAGTTTTCAGTTTGCTGCATTCCCCGTCCTTTAGATCACAATCGGTACAACCATCTGGACCTAACGTACAACATGTTTTCCAAATATGTTTCTCATGATCCCATGTCCGATCTGAAAACCAGCAATCATCCGGAAACACCGGCATTTCATCTACTAGAATTTTCATCGTCTATTCTCCTTTTCAATCTCCGCTTTGCAAGTCTGCGATTCCGTTTCTTCGTCTTGCTCCAACCTTTATGGTTATTCGCCCAACAAGCAAACGCGCGACTAAATCTATCTTCATCGGTTAGTCGCTTTAGATCGCTTCGGCTACTCATCATCTTTATTTTCTCCCCACGAACAGAAGTCATCGGGTCTGTTCCACCAACGAGTTTCAATGCCACCGTCTTCTAAAGGCGTGTAATAAACCATTGGGCAATCATCGGTTTCGTTAAGTCTGCATTTCTTGCAACGTACTACCTCTTTGCCTTCATTAATCGGTATTGCCATCAGAGCATCGTGCATCTGTCTGTATTCAAATCCTTTGATATCAGTACACTCGTTGAGTGCTTCTATTGCATCAGATCTCTTGATTGTGTCATCATTCATCGTCTTCTCTCCTTCCAAATTTATTGTTCAGAATGGAGGAGATATACGTCTTCCATCTCACAAAGAAAAGCGATATTGCAGGCCAGATGCCAAAGATGTGGTAAACCTGACTCAGAGTCCACTCCTCTTGGATCGTCAAGGTACCTGAGAAAGTGTCTGTAAGCCGCATCGCGATATCGCTCGGGCTCGACTCCTCTCCAGTTGTCAGGTCCTCCGTCTGGATATTTATTGTTTCCATATTCCCTAATGGCTGCCACGTCCCAGATGATTCGTCTAGGTACCAAAGACAACTTAGCTTTTCCGTAGTCTTGCTTGGCATGGTAGTCTGTTTCCTCCTTCGTTCCATCGGAATGATAAATAATTTGTTTATTCATAAATATCGCCTCCTAACATTTCACTTGTGGTGTCCCGAGCGTACAGTGGCAAATACCGGAACCACCATTTGACGGATGATTGCTGCAGGATCTGCATGCATCCGGAATAGTTTGATGCACAGTGATTGATTCAAAGACACTTTTTGAGTCTTTACTTTTTATTACTATTACTGGGTCATCTATTTTAGGAGTTTTCCTGTTTATATCGATCATAATTTATTCGTCTCCTGTTCCTGTTTCATGGCAATGTACTTACTATCAGCTTCGTAAAGCCATTTGTTAAACTTCCTCACGCAGTTGTAGCACAAAATATAAGTTCCTGTTTCTGCATCATCGGCCCACTTTCTAATGTCTGGCGGATCCACAGTAACCTTAAATAAATCAGATGTGAACTCATTATCAAAATGTTCTAATTCTTTTCCACACTTATCACAAAAATACTTGATCATATGTAGTCACCTACTTTCCATCCGGATATAATTCCTTTATGCACGAATGAGTCCATGATCTCGTCAACATTCTTCTTAACGATCTCGAGCACTCTTGTATTAAGATCGTTTGAATACTTTTCTAATAAATATTGATAGTCATATGGTTGACAGAATAATTCGTCGAGAATATCAATCTGCCAGTTGTCTTCGCTATAGATCGTGAAGTTGAATGTTATGTCCTTATAAACAGGATTACAGAAATACCAGTGCCCGTTTACCCATTTAAACCCGTTGAGCTTCATAGTGGCTTTATCCAAAATATGAACTTTGATAGCTGCATTGTTGCCATGCTCATTGATCTCGACTGGCTTGCCTAAATATGTGTCAGTCATTGTTCACCTCCAATCAGAGAGTTATAGAATGCCAACAGTTCGTTTTCTTCTTCCTCTGTAAGTCCGAAGACCTCAAAATATTCATAGCGATAGCATATGTCTATAGTCACTCCGTCTTCCTCCCAAATCGTTGACATGGGATCGCCAACCCAATTCGGAGTAAAGAACATACCACACGTAGCATCACTATATCTATTTCTGATGACATTCTTTACTTTATCTATTCTTGATACATTGAAATATAATTCGTCACCAGGCTTTACAATTTGAACATTACCCTCTTGAAATATTGCCATTATTGTCCTCCTCATTCTCTTCATCAAGCCACACACCTTTTAGTTCATAAAGATATTCCACAGCTATATCTCTCGGGAGTGGCGAATCTATTATTTCAAGAACATCGGCTTTCTTAACATATTCAGTCATTGCCCACCTCCTGTTCCCAGACAAAGTGATTCAAGAGCGCTTGCTCGACACATAATTCGCCATCTGGATCCATGTATAGTGAATGTGAATTGCGATATTCTTCTGCCGCTTTCTCGGCTAACGATTTAGTTTTATAAACGCCGAGAACGTCATTATGTGTTTCGAAATCTGCCCAGTAATATATTAATAGATATACGACGTCTTTCATTGTCCACCTCCCAGCTGACCAACGATCCACATAAACGCACTTGCATTCGGAGCGATACACCATCCTATAATGTGGTATAAAGCGATTCCAAACATAACTATACCTATTAGACCAGACCAAATAGCGGTCATCGTCATAGCAATCCATGTCGATTCATCCCATTGCATCGTGCCTTTTACTCGACGAAGATCTTCTAATGTATTCGCCCATTCTAGTCGAGTCCACTCATGAAGCTCCTCCATCATTCCTGAATTTTTGAGCTTCTCATCGAGCTTCCTAACTTGATCCGGATACAATGCAAGCATCTCTCTATCTCTTTTTCTCATCCAAAGAAGTCTTATGGTCAATCCTATAGCCACTCCGATAAATATAAGAGAGACGACCAGCCAGATCGAATGTTTAGCGATCTGATAACCGGCCATCTCTGGAATAAGTTTACTTGCTGTAGTACCCAGCTTGTCGCATAGGTTGTTTATTACGCTGTTTACGTCATTACTATTCATTTGTTCCTCCCCAAACTAATACTGCATCTGAATAATTGTCGCGATTCCAATTCTCAATTTTATAAATATCTTCTCCCTGGCGGATCTTAAACCCTATTGCATCAAATTTTTCCAATATTTCATCTAGACTTCTACGCCCAATGTTTCGAATTTCCATCAAATCGCTAACTTTTATTTCCCAAGCAGGATTGTATGGATACTCATTATTCTTATTCAAATGACTCATCTTCAAACTCCCTTCCATATGGACAAAACCCGTTACCATCAAGTTCATCTCTAAATTTCTGGCACCACGGATATACCATTCTGCAGTTTTCGCACTGGACAACTTCCAAACATACTAGATTCTGTCTATAGGCGCATTGCTGAGTCCAGGATCCAGGTAAATCCTCTATGAATGCCGGCTCCTTAAGCTTGACTATATATAATTTATGATCTCCAAGTTTATCAACGAATTTGTTGGCCAATTCCCTTTCTACACTCTTTGCGACATAATCTATAAACTCGGAAGGATGTTCTCTGTCGAGATAGACCTTGTCAAACATCTGTTCAGCACGTAGAATCATTTGGCACCTCCTTAATCTTTGCATAAATATCAACATACGTACAATCAGAGTGATCTTCGCAATGATCCAGATACCATGGCTGTCCTTTTACGATTTTGTCACAGTCATAACCTCCCCAGTTTCCAGAACCAAGTCGTGCGTGAATATAAAGAACGTCGTCTCTCCCAGCGTACTTATTCCAAAGATCAAACTGCCTAAATACTTCCTTCTTGGCTTGCTTGAGAACGTATTTGAATGCTTTACGCTTCTTTCCGTGAACTCTATCCCAGCGTACACCAATAGGATTTAAATGGTTTAAACCGCCGTCTTCATATCTCGGAAGTTCAAGATAATATTCACAAATTGCATCTGTGCGGTCGCTCATCTCTGACCAATTAGAATTCCAGTTAAATGGGGGTATTGACTGGCAAAGACACGCACATCTATATAGTCCAGCATGCTTTGCCATATCAAGCAGCTCTTCTTTCGAGACTGGCTCCTCATCTTTCATTAGACGCAGACCTCTAAGCCTTGGAACCTCGATTCCATTATCTTCCATGATCTGCTCGAGATCTTCTATCTGTGCATATGCTCCAAGATCCATTACTGTGATGCTCCTTTCATAATATCGATTATCTCATCGTAGGTTTCTTTGACAACAATTGCGCTTCCACCGAAGTCAATAAACGTTCCTCCGTTTCGTCCATCCCAAGGATAAAAGAAACTTACATGCTCGAAATTAACAACTACTGGAATTGTTTCGTCTTTGTCGCTAATTTTATTCAGAAACATGACCATTATTTCGTTTCCTCCTCATATTTCCCTTCGACAAAATTATAATCTTCTGGTACAGCGTCATATGCAGAATCAAAATGAGGAATTTTTTCTAAAATCATTTTAGCATTTCTGTCTTTCTGTGGCTGCGTTATAGCAACCTTCATGGCCTCACGGAATATATTGTTGAAGTTGCCCTTGTTACCAAATGCCTTCTTGAGATAGCACATAGCTATACCAACTTCGTCGCTCCATACGTCTTCGCTGGAGCATCTAACCGTTGTTTTGGTTCCGTCTGTCCAAAGGATCGTAGTAGCTGGTCCACAGAATATAACTTTCTTCGGACGTAGTCTGCTATCCTTTTTCTTAGCTGGAATACCCCAGTATTTATTTGTATTCCTTTCATCAAGAGATACATACCAATCGATCGGATTAACTTTGCATGTAATTTCGGCATAGTCGTTATATGAATCCTGGTGAATCTCGGTTACAAATATCCCCATCTTTCTTAGTATTTTCGCTAATTCATCAAAGCCAACGCCTTTTGCTTTCTTCTCTTCCATCTCCATTCTCCTTTGTGCTGCATAACGCAGTCCATCGTAAATATCACTATTTATTGAAATACTGTTCGTTAAAGTCGTTGCATAACTATCGGCAGTAATTTTTGTAGAATCCGATGTTAATGACCCCTTACTCCAATCTGTTTTCATTTGAATAACCTCCTTACCAGCTTCTTTTCTTCTCTATTACGAAATTCACGATCCACCGAGCGATTTGCGATGATGCGTCCGACGAGTATTCCTATTCCTGAAATATCCAGACCTGTCAGTCTGAAGTATCTTGCGCAGCTATCCTCGTGGACCAGCTCCATAAATATCTCATCATTCTGGCGTACGCATTTGATGCTCTCGATGTTACTGATCGGCAGTGCGTATGCTGCAACAATATTGTTTACATAGTCTTCAATTTCTCTATAGAATTTTCCTGTGTTAGTTGGCATGATTGTTTCTCCCTTCAAAATATAAATCGAAGAACTCCACAGTTCTCCGATGACTTTCTTTACCAGTAAGTGATGTATAGATTCCTTCTACAGTCTCATCATCTATTCCGTACTTTCTTGCCATTGCCTGTATCCAGATTCTGTCGTTCTCTTGTTTTAACCTTTCCAATTCCATTTCCCTGCTCCGTTGTTGCTGATGTATACATCATGTCGTAAATTGCGTCCATAGTTGCGTCGTCTCCGATAAAGCCACTCTCAACCTTACCCGGCGAAAAAATCATAAGATGCATATCTGTCCTCCTTAATAAATCATCTCTCTTGTGAATGTGTATGGTATTCCGTACTTGGATACAACGCCCTCAAGCTCAAACCCATAGGCATTACTTTCTGAAACCTTAAGTTTCTTGGATTTGCAAACTCTGGATATAACGGCTCTTTCTCCATCATAGATCCACATGCCAGGTGTTACACGAATGTCTCCAGGTGTTAAGCTGATCGTAACCCAGCTTCCTTTTCTTAAATATCTTGCCGACTCTCTCATAATTTCTCCTTTCACTTACGAGTCAAAAAATACAAGAGGCTGCTTACCCCAAGCGCTGATTTCTCAGCTCCGGACTCGAACCGGACCTTCCTCTTCATTAAGGTGTATGTTAATTTCGCGAACGAAAAGAAAAGGCCGAGTTTAGTGTTCGGCCATGTATTCTTTGTAAGCTTCTTCAGTTTCGAACAACATTTTTGTTCCATCTTTAAGTATCCCAATGTATCCTGCTGGTACTGGATATCCTTTTAATTCTTCCATGTTGTTTACCTCCTTTCATTAGAGGCCTGGAAAATATCGCGAAAAAAATAGAGGCTGTGAAAACCTCTATCTCAGTTAGCTATCGTTTGTTAGAACATAAGACCTTCAAACTCCTCAAGCTTCTTCAGCTTCTCCAGCAACTCATGCTGCTCGAGCTGAAGTTCCTTGATCCTATCCTGTATCTCAAGTTTCTTCCTTTCGATGGCTGACTGGAATATAACATTCTCATCATCCTCTACTGTTGCGTTAACAACTTCTTCGTCTTTATGCTTTGTTTCTATTATCTGTATTGTATTAACCTCATCTGCTTTAAAATCTGGATTTTCGAGATCGTCAACAGGTATTCCGAAAATATCACTCAGTTTATTCAAAACCGCTTCGTAATCCTGTGGCACAAATCTTCCAACGGACCAATTACTATATACCGATGCCGGACAATCAAGTAATTCGGATAAGTCCTGTTTTGTGATGTTTGCCTTTTCACGTAATACTTCAACGTTCCTGAATACCCTGATAGCTCTTTTCTTTCTATCTGCTCTGTATTCTCTATTCTTATCCCAGTTCATTTCGCTTTTCATAATTATACCTCCTATAATATATGCGCATTATCTGAACAGTTGTTCTTGCATAATAGAAGGTGAAAAATACGCGAAAAAGAAAAGGGCTTGTTAGCCCTGATCTTGAAATATCAAATACTTACTTCTACAGTGAGAATGCTTTTTCAACGATATTCATACAAGTAGTAACATCGTGTCCTTCGTTTCTAAGTGCTGTCATAACAATCATCTCTCTCTTTGCGAATTCATCGAAATCGATAGATTCAATGTTTGTTTCAGCTATCTCATCAATTCTGGATAATGTTAATCCTGTATGATTTCTCAATGCTTCTTTGATTCTCATCTGCATCATAATCTTTGTTTTTTCTTCATCAGACTTAACTGCCCATTTCATTGCTTTACTAATACTCATGACTATACCTCCTATATATATCATCAATGAGTGTTTTTCTTTCATAAAGCTCTATGTAAATTTCGCGAATTCGACAAAAAGAATAGGGTCTGAACCCTACTCTGTGAGGTTGAAAATGCATACATTTTCGTTTACAAATATACTTTTGGCAATATGTTTATAATAAGATACTTCCATTTCAAATTGTGCTTCACTAAGTTCAATTTCTTCTAATGAAGTATCTTCTTTATGAAATTTACCTCCGGAATAATAGTATTCAATAATGCCATCTTCAACTTTCACATAACAAGATGTTCCCCATTCTTTCATATGATTAATAATTTCATTAATATAAATTTCCATGATTTATCTCCTTTCGATAATCACCTTTTCTTTCATAAAGCACTATGCTAATTTCGCGAAAAATAAAAGCCCCTGTAATAGGGGCCTCGTTTTGAGTTCTAACTAATCGCGCTTCTCCAATACTTTTCATCGAGCTTGCCTTCCAGGACTAATATCTTAGTTACCAGTAAACCTATTATTACATCATAAAAATCGTCTTCCGTCAGTTCAGATTCTTTCCTGATCTGTTCTTCAGCCAACTCTTTGAATTCTAAATAAGCTTTTGCTGTTAAATCATAGCCCCGTCCGAGCTCTACCATTGTTAGTTTGTTATCGTTCATAGTTTTATTCCTCCTTTCATTAAACAATCTGTTATTCTCGCGAGGATCGTTTCACGAAATATAACCATGTCTGCTGTTGGATCACTATGACAATGTTTATCGAATGTTTTTACGAAATTTCCGCCCGGGGAAAATTCGAAATATAGAGTTAAGAGTTCATACAATTCTTCTAGCATCTCCTCGTTCGGAGCCATGTCTCAAATTCCTCCTTCACGATTCTATATGGTTGCCCAGACTCCCTTGGTAATACAGGACACCCCTTAGTGTTTAATAGTCTGGTTGCTTCTTTTCTGCTGAAGCCATATAATCTCATTACATCCCCTATCCCTATGATCACGATGTCTGTATACATAGTCTCCTCCTTGGTGTGAAATATAACCTTGGTGTAGACTAAAGTCAAAAGCACAGGATGAGTATAAATGTTAAAGGATGTTAACCTTTGAAAAAATCTAGACATGGGCGAAAAAAGATAGGACCTGTTGGGATAAAGTGTATGTGAGGAAAAACAATATGGGCTGATCATTTTAACTATTGACCCATACCAGGTTGCCCACGGGGTTCCACCGTGCGGTTTTACATACATCGACTGTTCACCGACCCCTCAGTGTCGCATATCTCAATAACCTTTCTTTCATAACGTAATATGTAATTTTCGCGAATAAGGAGGTGATTCAGTGGGTAGAACTAAAGGATCTGGTGCAGGATCCGTCTACAAAAGAGGTAACAAGTGGAGAGGTCAAATTATAGTTGACGGCGAAAGATTGTCATTCACGGCGGACAAGAAGAAAGATGTGCTTGATTGGTTTGCTCAGGTAAGAAATGAACCGGTCATCAAGGCACAGGACTACACAGTCGAAGATTGGTTTGAAATATACTTTGAGAAGTATTATCGGCCAAAAGTCAGAGACAACTCTTATAACGGTGTAACGTCCTTGATCAGCTATCATCTGTATCCGGTTCTGGGAAATATAAAGCTTCAAGATCTGACAACTGACAAGATCCAGTCTGCTATTCCTAAGATGTTCCCGAAAGAATATAGCAACGGGACGTATCGAATGTTTAGTGTAAGACTTAAAGAATGTCTGGAGTATGCTGTAAAGGAAAATATAATCCGTAAGAATCCAGCTGCTGACATAGTTATGCCTAAGAATGATAAGCATAAAAAGGTTGAGGCATTCACAAGAGAAGAGCAGAAGAAGATCGTCGAGTACTGCAGAGGCAGCAATGAGATCGATCGAGTCTACTACTTTCTCGTAGCAACAGGAGTAAGAGTCGGCGAAGCAATATGTCTTACCTGGGACGATGTGAATCTTGAAGAAGGATATATCGACATCAACAAAACCGCTGTAAAGACTAAAGGTGGAATAATCGTTCAACCTCATCCAAAAACAGGGCAGAGTAATCGTAGAATATACCTATCTGATAATACGAAGTGCTATTTACAAAGATTGGAGGGTATAAATGAAATTACGAATGAAAGCCTGGTTCTTCCGAACCGCAATGGAAATATCTACAATGTCTCCACCCTGCGTCAGCATTGGATAAGGACGTGCGAAAAATTAAAAATACCCTATAAGAGTATGCACGCGCTTCGTCATAGCTGGGCGACGAGAGCCTTAGAAGGAGGTATCGACGTCCAGACTGTTTCAAAAATGCTAGGCCATAAAAGCGTAGCAACTACTATGGATACCTATCAGAGTGTCTTCTCTGAAAGGAAGATCGAAGCAGCTAAAACGATGAACCAATTCGTATAACTGCACCTTATCTGCACCATAGCCCTTCTTACCCATTGGAATCTCAGCATTCAGGTTTTCAAACAAAAAATGACTTCTATATAGTGAAAGGAGAACAGAGTGCCGACGAGAGTGATTGGAAACACCAGAATCGCTGAGATTCCAACATGTATAAGGGATGATGTGTGGAGGTCATCTTTGACCATCCTTGGCTACATTTTGACTACTTTTTTCACTTATCTGCACCCAAAATGCACCCAAAGATAAAGGCCCTAATATTGTTCGGATAAGGGATTTATTTATAGACACGTTATTAAATTGTAAGCTTTATTAGGGCCTTTACGCGCCATTATTTTTGGTTTGAAAAAGGACTAAATACTTAGAAAAATATCTTGAGTAATACGTATAATATAACCCCGGCGCGTGGGTGGGTTATCTATTCTTTAGTAAGCGCAAGAATATCGCACTTATCGTCTACGTCGAATGAGCCGCGGGTTGTGATCGAGATAATACCTTCTGTATGCCCGCCTTCTTCGACGTACTTAATGCCCATGTTTTTGAGTCTGTCTTTGAACGCTAAATATGCATAGTACTCCATAGGCATTGCAAATTTGTATTCTTCTTTCTTTTTGTAAAACATCTTATCTTGAAAGCTTCCCCTCTTCTTTTAATCTCGCGACCCATTCCTTTATGAAAGAGTTTTCTCCAAGATCCTTGATATAATGATCATATTCCTCCCAGAACCGCTGCCTTTCCGAGTCATAAATAATGTTTCCTCGCTCAATATCGGCGAGATATCGAACGAGGAAATTCTTACATGCCTGTTTATCCAAAACATTTATGGAAGACTGCATATCATTCAGTTTATTGTTCACTTCCTTGAACTGATCGGCGAGAAGCTTCTCAAGAAACTCTTTAATCGATTTTTTCAACTCCTGTACTCCTCTGATCAATCCAACAATGAATAATACAATAACCGAAATATCAAGTAGTGTTATGTTCTTTACGGCTTCTGCTATCATGGTGCACCTCACTTTCCGATGTACCTGATAATTACCTTGGCAGATTTATTCTTATAATCTTTGATCCTGATCTGTTTGTCGTTAGCGACTTTACCACTTCTTCCAGTCGACTCAGCTATCTTACCATCACCCATAAAGTAGAATGTATGGAAATAATTGTCGCCTCTGAACTGACCCATAATATCCCCGGCTTTCCATTCTTTCTTTGGAATACCATTTTTATTACGGATAACCTTCAGATCCTTCAGGCCAACATGCTTACGAGCGATTTCGAGAGCTTCTGCATCAGTCTTGGCGGTGAGTATTCTCTCCCAAACTTTGTTCGCAACGACCCCGTTTGAGCATTTGCTAGGGAGGCCGGCACCGTGATGCAAGGCTGCAAATGCAAATCCTATGCAGTTCCATCCGTGGTATTTGCCTTTTGCATGCTTATGGCAGATTGGGCATTCATGAGTTTTCGTATCTTTGCCAGTCCATGTAACATAATGATAACTGTTATCAGCTGCTATCATCTTAACCCACGCATTAGCCTTTTCTACCCAGGAAACCTTAGCGTCCAGAATATCATTTATTTTCTTCTGAACAGCATCGTAGTCATAGCCTGCCTCAGTAAGTTTCTTTTTACGCTCATCGCCATTGCCCCAGTTACCTTTTCCATCAATAATTTCTTTAGCGATCTCATCAATGGTCTTCTTTGGAACAACCGGCGTTGGAGCTGGTTCAGGCTTTGGTGGCTCGACTGGTTTTTCAGGCTCTTTCCATTTTGGATGGACAGGCTCGACTTTATCGTTTGTGTCAGTGTGCAGAGCATTGCCCATATATGGAGCGGAAATACGGCTTCCATACGAGTTGATGCCATTACCATAAGTGTAGTGATGATTTGGCTGCTTCTTGATCCACTTGATCGAAGCTTTTCTATTACCGAGAGTATCTGTAACGCCCATCTGATAGAAATCGATCGCCTGGCCCTTCATATGCAGACTATTCTGGATTGAGCCACCAAGCTTACTATTCCATGTCTTGCAGCGAAGACCGCAAGTGATGATTATAGGTTTCTTGTAGTGATCGCGGATCGCCTGAATATGAATAAGTTCTGCAGGCTTCATATAACTTGGATAACCGCAGCAATATTTGCCATGGCATTCGCATCTGAATTCTTCCGGCTTGAAGTTCTTTGTGTACTTAAGCGTATAGAAAACAGTACGGAGTGTATTATCCGTATTGGGACCATACACTCCGTCATAATCGCTTTTTCTAAGCATGTACTTTTTCTGGAAAGCTTTGATGCTCTTCTCGTTGTATTCTCCGAAACCGAGCTGTTTAAATATAGCTTTCCTTTCATTTACTGTAAGGAGAGCCATATTATTCCTCGCTTTCTTTTTCGTCATTAAATCCGAGCATATCTTTCAGCAGATCGTCGTTGAACATCTTTGTGATCTTTTCTCCATTGTAGTTAGTATTTGCAACACCGAGAAGTCCGGCAAGCATTGCGCCAACACCAGCAACAAGCGTAACAGTCTCCATACCATAAGGCATGGAGAATGTCTTGGCAATAAGACCTATGAAAGTTACAAGATATGACCAACGGATAACGATCCACTTCAGTCTATCGTAGTGCTCGTTATCGAGTTTGAAGTTTGTGAATGTCGCGATAGCAAGTACCGCAAGAACTACTATTACTACTGAGATTAAGAAAATATAATTCATTCTGTTACCTCCTGTTCTGGTGTCATATCTATTGGGTGCTGATATGAAGCATTGTTCAAATACGTTCCATTTTCATCAAGCATTACTGCAGCATGAACCGGAATGTCGCTTAAAGCAGCATAAGCTAATATAGTATAATATTTGCTTTCCGCCTCCGGGATAGTGGCATATTGATTAGCGAGTACGCCAAGCTTCCCGTCTTTATCAGTTTGAAGTTCCAAAACAATATACATAATTTATTCCTTTCTTATACTCCATACACATATCTAATAATCCAATGCCGATTGTCATATGTCACACCGTTCTTGGAACCATGAGCGTTATTATTTTCGTGTCCCACGATTCGATCATCATATACATACACGTATTTTGATCCGATATACGTGAATGGTCCAACGGCCATCGGCATAGAAACTCCATGTCCTTCGTCGGTAATGACGTGCATTTTAGGAACATATGAATATATCCAATCGTAGTTTTTCATTTCCGAATCAACATACGCAGACCAAGCTACGACGATTCCGGTTAACTGTGATGAAACGAGCTCATTAAGATATATGATATGTGAGCTAATCATATACATTGCTTCATCGGCAGACCATAAAAGATTGTTGTCGCCGGAAAAATGCATATTTGCAGGATAAACAGTGGTTTGATACGATTTTTGGACGCCGATACATTTACCACTGGCCCCGGTAGTTGTGATCCTAGCTTGTACCTTAATGACCTTCCTTACATTATTCGTATATTTATATTGCGGTATAAACTGGATGCTAATCGTCCCGTAAGTCGTTGATAACGCCCTGGTTTCACTCTTAGCAGAATTCGCAGTAAAAGAATAGGTTATACTGCCTGACATAATTGAACCATCAATTGGACTTATAGGCCTGAATGTATATGTAGTGCTATACTTTGCCAAACTGGTTGACATGGTCTTGCCGGTTGCAGACGTTCGATTAGGAGCGACAGGAGAGGTAGTTATCGTTTCCGTTCTAGAATTACCGACCGACGTAACTGAAAAAGATGGATCATTATTATTGTCCATCATTGTTAGCTCATCAGAACTTATAATTGTTTTATAAGAAGAATCCTTACCGAGAATAATGTCATCACCGAAAGATGCCGATGTAATTGAGCCATTATTAATATCTATGGAATCACTATTTATTGCAACATGGCGTGAAGCTTCTTTACCTACTCTTGCAGAGTCGCCAAATGAAGCGACGTTTGTAGAATCGGACTCACTCCCGGTGTAAACCGCCATGCCACTTGAATTAATACGTATGTGCTCATTGGCTAACCGTCCAATACGCAATTCACTATCACCCATAGCAGCTACAGATACCGCATTACGGAAAAAGTTTATATCCGTAGAATTTATTTGCAAATAATCATTACCAGTTTTATCACGTGGCTTAATAGTAATTCCATGATCAGAATCGATATCCGTGATATATGTCGTGGCTGTGGTTCTTGCGGCATCTATATCGGTTGATACAACCTGTGTGTAGCCGCTTGTGATATTTTGTCCATTAGATGTCCAATCATCATGTAATGTCCACAACGGCGTTGTGCGAATAGCGGCTCTTTTGCCTTCTTCGACCATTCCGAAGCGATATCCAGTATAGTTATCTGGGCAATACGCCCATAGCTCAACCTTAACATCCGTTCCGCTTGTAGCTTTGTATGCGAGAACAAAATGACCTAATGATATGCCCTCGCTTCTCGTTATCCATTCTAGCTTCACATGAGATGTAGCAACGACTCCAGCTGTTCCTTCGGTTCTAATATGAGCCTTTAGTTTGCCGAATCTTTTATTCGCTGCAAAATCACCATTATTAGAAACGTCAAATATAATGTAGTCATCTTGCCATGTGCCAGTTTCCGTATAAGAAGCAAATTTGCGCCAATATGCAGTCTGTGTACTACCAGAATTCCCAACTTGGCAAGCTCGATTATAGTAATTTACTTTTGTTAAAGCAGAATCACCATTATTTACTTTGGAGGCTGTAGAGCTATCCATATCGCCAATAGTGATGGCATTTGCTGCTATCTTATCTGCAGTGATGGCGTTTGACGCGATTTGGTTTGCACCTATAGAATTTGTCAGTATGTTTCCGCCATCTATGATTGTCGTGTCGAGACCGTGAGCCGTAATGCGAACGTTTGTCGAATTATTTACATCGGTTACTGTGCCGACTATGTAGACCTCTGGTGTGCCTGTAAAGTCAGACACCTTATAAGCTATGCGTGCTGTATCGCCAACCTTTACTCCAGCAGTGCTCGTCACGGTGAAGTTGGTACTTACTCCCTCTTTGGCATATCCGAGAATGGTAGCATATGTGGAACCGCTTGCGTTTGAAGAAATCAACGTATGCACACTTTTTTTCGCATCTATCTCAGCCTGCACATCCTCTGGAGCCGGTGTCCAATCAGTAGCCTTATTACCTTTCTCCACCTTTACATTCTTTATGGAGAAGGAACGAAGAGCCTCTTTAAGCTGCGCTGCGCTTATATAAAGAATAGATGTTGAAGATGACGGAAGTGTATCCAAAGCGGTGGTTGTGTTCGTTACATGTATCCACTTATTAGCAGTAGTTGTAACCACAGCGGTGTAATCCTTCATGTGTGGATGTGCAGCATTGCCTTCCCTAATATTGAACCCAATACTCAAACTGGATATGCTATCGCTCGTTTTTAAATCGAAGGACAAGGTGTACGTTTCACCTGCTACAATTTTCGTCTTTAACTCGCTATCAGATACGAGGAGTACACCCCAAGAACCTGAAGCTGGAAGAGATGTGATAGTGAAAGTAGCACCCTCAGAGTCGACAACTCTAGTTGCAGCACCTCCATTTTGCGTCCACACATAATTAGCACCATTATTAGACTGAAGAAGCAAGTTTTTTCCACCGACTTCAATCTCACTATTTAATATAGTTGCTGCGGCATCATCACTCATAGCGCCAACAGTTAATGTTTTACTTGCATTGATATTAGCGACATTAAGCTTGTTCGCGGTTACCGTTCCAGTAATAATATTTCCGCCATCTATCACCGTAGTAGTATCATCAAGAAGTACGGTCGAATTACTAATTGTCCCACCAACAGTTTTTCGCTGTATACAAGTGTAAAGATATTTGTATGTCTTGTCGTATTGCATACGCTTAGTTGACCAAGTAGCGTTAGTCGTCGAGGTCGAAGTTACCCAAGTCGATGGGGCTGTCGGAGCTGTAGTAGAATTTGAACGATAATAAATCCTTTGCTCTTGCAAATTTGCCCCGTCTGTTTTTGAATCTACAGCATTTATATCTGCTTGAACATCTTCGGGTGCTGGTGTCCAATCAGTTGCCTTATTGCCTTTTTCAAGCTTGAGATTTGATATTGTGAGTGTAAGGTTCGAGTTGTCGATTCTGGCAACTAAGCGTTTTGACTGAATTGTTGCGCTTGTAAGTTTGACTGTTTTCGCAACATGTCCAGAAGTATTAGACGCGCTAAATGTGGCAAACGGACTTATCAGCGCAGCAATATATGCCATCTCTGAATTACTTGTTTTACCATACCACTCAATTCGGGCGTTACCATAAGTTGACGCAGATGTTACTTTCCAGTCAAACGACAGTGTAATCTCATCATCTGCCACAAAGCCAAGCGATGACAGTGTTACCATATTTGGCGTGTTATATAGACCTTGCGTGACATAACTCGTTGTTGCTGTAGTTTCCTTGCTTACGCTCGTCCCTGTTCCAACAAGGAGATTCCTTCCCCCTACCTCAACTGCATCAGCCGCCGCTTGTGCAATAGAGTTAATACTTGTACCATCGCTGAACGTAGTTGTACCAGTAATATCTACATTCTTTGCCGCTATTTTGACGTTATCTGGCGATACATTTATCAGTCCTATTGCCGATGTGCCTCCAGCAGTTTTATCAGCCGCAGTAGCTCCGTCCTTTGTAGCTTTAATGAGGACGTTATCTTGCGTTTGTTTAATGGCCGTTCCTATGGCTGATGTTCCGGTGGTTCCATCTGGCTTTGTGTATGTTGTATTACCCTCAACTAAAGAAGTTATTGAATTATTCGTCAGTGTTATACTAGCTTTTGTTTCGGATATTTCCTCTGCAACATCTTCTGGAGCTGGAGTCCAATCTGTTGCTTTATTGCCTTTTTCGAGCTTAGGATGGTACAGGTACATTGTTGCGCCTGTATAAGTAAAACATATTATTACGTTACCAGAATATGTAGCATGATAAAGAGTGAGTAGAACAGACAGCTTATTCCATCCAACTGACAATGCCCTATCGCCAGATTGCGACTTTACAATGCCCTTCCATCCAGATGAATCGATATAACCGCCAATAGATACTGTGCCAGCTTCTTCAACATAAATATCAGCAGTAAGTGACATCTCAACGGTTTCACCAGCGTTATAATGGAGCTTTGTATATTGACAATATAAACCAGTACTCGTTCCTTTTGTCGCGGTAAGGGTTGTTCTCCCGTCAATGTCCGCTGTGAATATCTTTGAGCTATTAACCCCGCCCCAATGATTGGAGTTATTCACCGGAGTAGTCGGAATGCCTACAAATTCAGAATTAATAAACAGATTCCTTCCGCCAACCTCGATCTTTCCAATTTCTGTCTGAGCCACAGATAAACTGATCTCACCAGCTTTTGTCGTAATGGCTGAATCTGTCTCAGTCTTCGTGTAAACCTGTCCTTTTGTATAAACATCAGAAGATTTAGCTCTTAATGCTATCTGTTCGGCATTTTGGCTTATTCCAGTTTCCGCACTATTCATTCTCACCGAGGCGGTGCTATCTTGCATAAGCCAATTAGTACCATTGTAGGTAAAAGTGAATGTCGAGCCAGCTTTCCACTTGTATTCGGCTTCTGTCAAATTACCGCCAGAATATGTCTTGATAGCCTTTGCACCAGTGCTGTTAAGATTGAGAGTTGGACTTGCCGCTGTATTGGCCGCTGTGAATTTGACAGTGACCATTGCACCCTTAACAAGCTCATAGTTCGACAATGCAGGAACAATTGTAGCAACCTTTGCCGCAGTACCAGCCGCAGTCGAAGATGTGGCATACATGCCAGCAAGATGCATTTCGGTCTTGCCTACTCTTGAAGATATGCCATCGACAGTCTGCTCTAATGCAGATTCCTTAGCGACAATATCAGTATTCGCTCCCGTTCCGTCAGAGTTAAGACCAAGACGAGTAGTCATGTTGGTGAACTTTGTGGTCTGCTCGTCTACTGTATCCTTTACATTTTTAAATGTCGTGGATTCGAATGTTGTGAATGTCGAAGCTGGGAGTGCAGCATCAGCAGTATTCTTTGCGTCTCTTGCCGTTCCCTGTGTTTCGCCCATAGCAATATCACGGATTACATCAGACCACCCAAATGTACCGTCAACGAATTTATACTGCCAGCAATAATAGTAATTCGGATAAGATGCGTTCCAAGCTGGCACAACCTTTCTCCAAGCGTTGCCCGCAGTAGATGTTGATGTGACTTCTGCTGTTGGCTTGCTTGGTGCTGTGGTGTTAGCTTTCGTGAACCAAAGCTGAACAGACTCTTTGACCGTCTTATCAACCACTCCGCTTAAAGCTGTATGATTTGTCCTTATCGTTTCAAGTCCTTCATCGGTTTCGTCTATCCACGATGTTGTCTCAGATTCAAAAGTCTGCAATTCAGAAATATCACTAAGAGCTTTTGTAACATCGCTATCTTTGATAAGTACCCAGTTATATGCATGCGTAGTATTATCAAAAGTGAACCTGTAGCAATAGCCTCCTTGAGAACTTGACGAATTTACAACGTAGTAAATATCACCAACGTGCTTGGCTCTTTCGTCATGTACTGGCGTTACTGATGTATTATACCAATCTGTGTATGGATAGTTTGTCAGCGTTGGTACTACTGATCCTGTGAATGTCTCAACAGCTCCGTCTATCTGCTGCTGAAGGTCATTTTCAAGGGCATCGATATATGCTTGGTCATAAAGAGAAACCTCATTACCCTCTTGGTAGTACGCCTTAGTCATATCGACAGTTGTATCTGTAGAAAGCACCCACTGTGCATTGACAAACTCATACCAGCCAAGAGCCTTCGGATTCTTTGATGGATATCCCGAGGAATTGGAATCTATAAGCGTGTATCCGCCTACAACCGGCTGTCCATTGATTCTTCTTACAATAAGATTATCAGCCCTCAGATTAGCTACGTTTATCTTGCTTGCGTCGATGCGTGAAAGCGTTGCCCTGTTACCAGAGAGGTCAAATACATTCTCGTCAAAGACTTCAGCCTTCTTAATGTTGCCCTGTTCAATCCATGCGACATTTACGTTGGCAAAGTCAATTTCAGCATAAGTAGCATCAAGATCCTCGATTGTTGCATGATCAGCGACAAGATTCTGAGCCGTTACATTGCCGGCTTCCAAATCTTCAATATAACCACTCGCTGCGGTAAGCTTCTCAGTCGTAACATCTTCCGCGATAAGCTCATTTGTATAGGTTATGCCGGCGTGGATCTCATCAGCTTCAAGATTATGAATCTTGGCCGTATCCGCTTCAACATTACCAAATCTCGCATTGGTTGCTTCGATGTTTTCGGCGACAATATTGTTCAGGACTACTACATCTTTCTGAACATTTGTCGATAGATCGACCGCATAATTCGCAGTACTATCATCCGTAGGAGGATTTGTTCCGTTACCCGTGATCCAAGCAGATCCATTCGCAACATGAATATTGACCATATCGCCTTTTTTAGCATTGATAGTCAGTCTAACAGGTGTTTCATCAACGCCACCTGGAATATGAACCCATGCAACACCATCCTCGACTCTCAGCACTTCGGCCTGTGCGTCATACGGTTTTGGTTTACGATTGTCAGAAGAGGTAATCTGCTTCTTGATCTCTTTTGCGAGTTTATCAGTCGTGTTCATACTCAATTACCTCCTCTGCTGTTCTGGCGTTATAGCCCAAAGTTATAGTCTGTGAGGTTACTAAATATAAACCTCTTAAATCCTGTGCGCTGTAGTTAAGTCTCACAAAATCCGATACATTAACGTTAGGATCGAATCTGCGATCATAAGAGACTGTAGTAGAGAATTTTTGTGCTTCGTCAAGCATGTCTTTCGCATACTGAGCGAGTGTTTGATTCTCCTCTAAATATACAGAAGAGTCTTCATACCAAACTTCTCTTCCTCTGCTGATCGTAGACAGTGGACTGTTTTCATCATCATCTCTTGCCACTGCATAAGAGTCGTCTAATACAGCGCGATAAACATTAGGACAATCATACCAATCACGATTTACTGTCAACGTCGGCTCCAAAACATCATTGTTTAGAGCATCGAACATCGCAGATGCTTCATAGCTGTATGGTCCTAAATATATGTTTCCATAGCCATCGAGTTTGAGACGCCATCCATGCATTGCCGATAATATCTTATCTGTCATGGACAGACGGTTCTCTCCTTCCTCGGCTATAATTGCCGAATCTAACCCCCGGGGATTTTCGGAATTTGTAATCTTGATTCCTGGGATCACACCAAGTAATTCTTTTATAAGAGTTACCCCGTCAATCCCTTTCGGAGCATACCAACCTCTCGGAAGAAGCATATCCTGAGCTATCTTTAATACTGAATAACACTCAAGTGTATTCGTAACAAGATGTCCATCTATGTCTTTTCCAGGAGAAGTTGCTATTCCTGTAAATAAAGGAATATGGCTGGAAGCTCCATCTTGTCTTGCGTCCAGCCATACTCTTATCAATTGTTCTGTTGTTTCTGAATAGTTTACACAGTCAATATCCGCGGATTCTCTGAGTTCACTATCTTCTCTTTTTATGGTTCCACCGGTGATTTCTATTCTACGAATATCTCTCCAGGTGGCTCGATCGAGGATCGAAATATAGTATCGGGAACTAAATCCCTGACTCCAATCCACGTCCATAGACTACCTCCTATTCATCTCCTTTTATCCATTCTTCATAGGTCACACCATCTGTTCCAACCGGATCGACTCTCGTAATATCAAGAGAGAATGATGCGACCATGTTGATCTTCTTTTCTTCCCTGTCTTCGCTAACATTTACATTAGCTGCATAGCTACTGCCATCAGGAGTTCTTACATGACAAAGTCCAGGATATGTGGCGAGTCTTCGCATCGACTCAAGCAAATCCGGATCATCCTGAACAGATACTCTAGTATTGATCGATCCTGTCCTTTCGACCGACGGATTCCAATCGCCTTTGACCGATCCGCCAAGATACTTTGTCTGGTTGAAATCCTTATTCCATTTGCTCGACAAGGAAATATCATATGGCAAAATAACCTGATCGTCTCCAAAATCTATTATTGTTGCGAAAGTTTTTATTATATCACCCTCTTCTGACTTGTAATCGACCCAAGCGAATTCATTATCCTTAGTGATATAATCGCCATTTATTGTCTTGTAAACGACTCGGTGACCACCCATAGTACCAAGTGCCGGATATGGATCGACATACTTTGTCCCGAAGGCGGCGCCTGCTACAACAAGTTCAGGCTTATCAATCGAGAGTCTATAAATATCACATACATCACCAGCCTCATACCCTGTAGCCGGGCGTATCGGTGTAATATAGACAGCGAGTTCTTCTGAGTTCACTTCTACAGTAGCAGACGGCATAACGGCCTGATGCTCCCAATGAACGTCAAATGGTAGAACCGTTTCTTTAGACACCTGTCCATATGAGTCTTTAGCCACGCAAATGAGATTATACTTTGCACCATCATCAAGACTTCCGATCAAGTCGGACTGGTTTATCGAAATATCATAGTTTGAAAGATTGCCTTCATTAGGACGTTTTCTTGTAATGAATACCGTTTCACCTTTGTATCCGCCAAGATCACCTTCGTCCGGCCTATCCGCCTTATAGTCGTCAGCACGCTCTAAAATATAAGTCATCTCGCCGTCTTTACCAGCGCCGCTCGCCGATACATCCAATGGCATTTCCGTTAAAGATAACTGCTGATGGCTAATACCCTGATCTACATCATCGATTACTGTAATTGTCTCAAGCGAAGTCGAGTTGATCGTAGCCTGTATAGGATTTAAAACCATTACCGGTTTCGGTGTAGACCAGTTATTCGATTCCTCGCCTGAAGCAGTGACAATACGTACCGATAAGTATCTTGGACCACCAGCAGACCATCCAAGATCTTTCTGTACAGACAAAGTCTTGAACTGCTCATTATCCGCTTTCGCAACATGCCGGCCATAAACAACCTGGCCGCTTGAGTTATAAGAAGCTTCACAAATGTCAGCCTGAACCTGCTCGTCTCCGTCCGTCGCTGTAAATGCCCAATAGCAAGTTATATCTCCATCAGGAGGCACAACAGACGGTGTTATGGTTAACACAGGAGTAGCAGGTGTTGATGCGATCTTAGTTGGGTAAATATCTGAATAAGTACCATAGGTTGTAGCATCTCCGTCGATCTTGAATAGTCTTACTCTGAAGAACCATTCACCGACATCTAATCCAGCTACATTCCAAGCACTTGCTCGAGTATTTTCAAGTACATGAGTTTGAGGTCCGTCTGTGGATTCCCATGCGTCATCATGATTTGCCCAGGAAAGCTCAACACCATTAGCATCTGTCCATGTCCACTCCCAAGTAACTCTCACAACTCCAGTCCGTGGAGAACTAAGACTGAGCTTTGGTGGTTTTGGCACCGGTCTTTCGTCCCAGATTATCCCGCTGGAAGCCATTATAGGATCGCTGGTTGAATACTGAGTAACTTCATTCGCCTTAGGTGTTATTGGAGAGTAATCCGCTGCAAAAGTTCTTGCACCGAAGGAGATGCTATTAGCTGCAGCCTCTTCAGGGAACTGCACAGATATAGCTGCCGTATTTCTCGCAGGCCAAATACCAATAAGTTTAGGTGTTGGAGAAATATCAGAGCGATAATAGATGCCAACAAAAGACGCGGTAACGGCAGACCCATTTGTCACCGTAATCGTAGCTATCTGGCCATTGACATTTGCTGCTAATGTTGTCGGATTAGTGAGATTGCCATACCCATTTTGAACGAAAACCGTCTCACTTGGGGTTGTCTTATTGTCGTGTTTTGTTACGACTCGTACAAAGATGCATTTATCTTCCGGGATCTCGCCATTTACAACAAATGCAGCACCATCAACATCGCCTTTAGAATCTGTTGTGTCAATTGTCGTACTGGCAGCCGTCCAGCTTGTGATGTTTGGTACAGTCAGCCTTATACGTCTGATCCCTTTTGTCGTATCATCAACATATGTCGAATTTGGTGTCTCCACAGCGTACTCAAGGCTTATACTATCGATCGGTCTTGCTTTAGTCGCATCTGCTGTCCACTGCACGGAAACCCTATAACCAGCTCCATTCTCTAAGCGCACTGCAGAGGCTTTAACGTTCTTGGCGGCATTTGGAAAAGCGTAAACATGCTTGGCATAAGCAGGATCTGAGTCACCATATGGACCTCTTGCTACGACCTTGAAGTATCTCGTATAAGAGTAATTATCTGCAAAAACCTCAGTCTCTTCAAAAGTCCTAGTTCCACTCTCAACATTATCTGTTGTTGTGACATCTTCATCCCAGCTTGATACGTCTTTAGGCTCAAGGGTACTGTCCTTTAAAAGGGCACTCTGCCATCTAAAATTGGTAAAGATTGCTGTGGATTCACTCGCATTTGACTCGCCCCAGTCGATCGCCCATGCAAACGTTGTAACATTTTCATGCTCTGTTGAAAGTGTTGCGGTTAATGACGGTGTCTTTGGCTTTGAAAGATTATAATCTTTTGATCCCGCTTTCGACCACTTTTTCTTCTTTTTTTTACTAGTACTGCCTTTTACCGAAAACGTTAATTTTGTAAGTTTTGTAGTCGTTTTAGGATAGTAGTTGTTCTTATCTATTGTGACTACTTTGGAAGTGTCGCCAGCTTTTGGTTGTTGCGGGGCATCTTTATCCTTGCCACCATTTTCACTGTAGCTTAAAGCCTGAGCTTTATACTTGCCACCTCGTTTCCACGTAACTGTATAATTGTTACCCTGTCTGGCTACAGTTACACCAGATGGCGCTTTTACAGCCATGGTTTCACCTCCTTCAATAAAGAAATCCCCCTGATCACACAGTCATTTGTGTTAAGACCAAGGGGATTCATGTTTAAATAATTAAACTGTCCTGGCATTTAATCTGAAACTCCTAATAAGTTCATCTGCAAATGCGTTAGGATCCGAAGCACCGTCAATGGTTATGTAATTATTCATAGCCCTTGAATTCATTGTATCGGTCATAGCGTTGATTCTGCTTGCAAGTTTATCTATTGATTTGAGCGAGTATGCATCAGCTCTGTTCGACATTGTTCTATCGAAGTCATTCTTGACATGCTCCATAACATCAACAGATGCCCCAAAACGCTTATCTCCAAACATAGCAGAGATCGCCGAAGCGCCATTGCTGACATTGCTCATGTCCATTACAGGCCTGATCATCGGACTCGTATTCATTGTCTCGTCCAGAGTATCTGAGATCTGGCTTATTGCATAGGCCAACGATCCTATCGCCGGTGAAGAATCAAGTCCGAATGAAGCAGTTCCGAATGGTGTAGACATCGCAGCATTCTTTGCAGTATCGACCATGGTACGAGCATTTTCCTCAATAAGCTTTGAATTCTTACGACTTATCATTCCCAAAGCGTATCCCTGAGCAGCCCAACCACCAAATTCCATAAAATCCTTAGAAGGTGAATTGGAATTCTGTGCTGCTTTTGCTGCGGCTTTTGCTTTATTAACCATTTCTCTTGCCTTAGCTGCAACGCTGGCAATAAGGCTATTAATACCATTTCTGAAACCTTGAGCAGCATTCACACCGAAGTTCCTGAACGAACTCGAAATATTATTGAATGCCGCCTTTGCCCCAGCGACAATAGCAGCCGCAGCTGATTTGGCCGGACCTTTGCCAGCGGACAATGATGTATGGAACGCCTTAGCTGCTGCGGATGCCGATGCCTTATAATTAGCAACAACACCCTTTATAGCACTTGTTGCGCCAACAACCAGACCACCAGCCGCTTTCGAAACAAGCCCTTTACCAGACTGGAGTCTGTGACCAAATGCCGAAGCAGAATTAAGAGCCTGTTTACCCCACTCTTTTGCTTTGCCAACCTTCTGTAAAGCTGCCTGTCCGATCTCGGAAGCCTTTTTAGCTACGAAATCTTTTCCATTTTGAATTCCTGTGCCGACACTTTCGATGAGGCCTTTACCTTTCTCGATCGCGCCGGTGAATAATCCTGTAATTCCACTAAGAATGAATTGCCCAATGCTGGACACCCATCCTGCAAGCTTCGATGGGAATTCCATAAGTCCCTGAACAAGACCATCAAGAATGAATCCGCCCTGCTCTGCCATTACAGTCGATGGGGAATGTATTCCGAAGAACAGTTTGAATGATTCTAACAAAGCCTGTCCAAGAGCAAGAATACTCTCTTTGACTTTTGCAACATTATCCGGACTACTGATCGCGGTAGAAATACCATCGATGAGGTTTGTTCCAATGTCTATGAAATCCTGAGCCCAATTCTTAGCATCGTTCTTAACAGATGTAATCATGTTGCGAAGAGCTTCGCCAATATTGATGTTACCGAAAAGATCAGATAGCGCCGGGCCGATTTTCTCCGCCAAAGGAAGAATCAGGCTTTTGACATCTATCATCTTCAATCCACTGGATATGCCTTCAGCAGCGCCTGTTGTAGCTTCTTCCATACCGCTCGAAATAGTGCTTGCTTCCGCCTTAACAGTTTCGCCGGTACCTTTAAATGCTTTGACGACTGCGGCAAGCGCCAAAAGAGCTGCCGTCAACAGACCGATACCAAATAGCACCGTGATAGGAATTCCAGGTATCGTGCTAAGAAGTTTCATCGCACCAGCTATTGATACAGCAGCCAATCCTATTGCAACACCAGCTGCAGCAATGCCGCCAGCAGACCCACCTGTTCTGGCTAATCTCCTAATAGCATTAGTTAAAACCATCATCGCAATAGTGACGCCTATAAGTTTGGCAACATCGCCCAGCGACACTTCCTTGCTGGCACCACCAATCAATCGCAATGTTATACCCAAGGAAATCATAACAGCACTCAAAGCCGCTACAGGACCTAGTAATTTCCATGGATTATTCTTGTCGGCTAACGGAGCGAGTGCCACGATACATGCTGTTAGAAGCCCTATCGATAGAGACAACATGAATAATGGAGCCTTTGCGTTTTCCATTTTTCCTATGACATGCATAAGAATGCCTAAACCGATAAATATACCGAGGAGCGCTTGCAATGCTGTATCTAGTCCATGTGCATTAGTTAATGTCAAGTTGGCAAGAGTGCTAAGACTCTCAATGCATGACGAAAGAGCAAACGATATCAATGTTACAGCTGCACCAATACCAAGCCATTTTCCAAGCCCAACATCTTCGAAAAACGATATGGAGCCTATAGCTGCTAAAAATACACCAAAATATGTAAGTATCTTTTTTAGTCCATCAAAAGCGGTCTCGAATTGACTCGGCGTTAACTTCGATAACTTTTCTATAGCTGGAGTTATCTTATCGATCATAAAGCCGAGTGCCAATATTATCGCCGCCATACCAACAGTATCGAAGTCGATTCCAATATTGATAAAACTAAATGATCCAAGCTGTATACCAGATAAGAAACTGCCAAGTATACCAAGAACCTGACTAATTCTCTGAAGTCCGTCCGCCATCGAATCAGCCATCTTCTTAGAAGCAAATTTTAGAATAACTTTTTGTAATCGACTTAAAGCCATGACAAGGCCGATAAGAGCCATCGCGCTTCTAAAGCTGTACTTAGAGCCGGCAGCATGATCGAGATATTCAAATATCTGTTCAAGAACTTCTTTAACTCGTTTCATTCCATCGCTGAACTGATCGCCAAGATTATTATATTGTTTAATAACCTTTGGAAATATGGCCAATGCTCCGACAAGAATTCCCAAAGAAGCTGCCACCATCATCATGCTAGTTCCAATGCTAATAAGTAATATCGCAATAGGTATAAAACCGACAGTCTTTGTTAGATCTGCACTTGCGCTCGAAACCATTTCAAAGAATTTTACTAAGGCATAACCGAGTCCTACCAATACTCCTGTAGCAACAATTAACTTATCAGTTGGGATCTTAGATAACACCCAAAGAGAAGCAACCAAAATTCCGACACCTATAGCAAAATCTCGCATTGCTTCCATGTTCCATTTATTGCCAATACGCTTTGCAAATGTAACGGCAGCATCTGCAAATTTGCCCATCGCCTCTGAGAAATTTTTCGATGCCTTACCAATTTCCGCGACACCGAAATTTGCTAACATTTCAGAAAATGACGAACTGACGATAGCGATAGCATCAGTAATGTCGGTCATAGTTAAAAGGCCATCATCTCCAGCAAGGAAATTATAAAAAGCCTTGGCCGCTTTCGGCGTATTCGTCACTATAAAGCCTATAAAATCTGCAATAGCATCTTTTGCAGTTTTGGCCGCATTTTTGAGCCAATTAAATGCATCGGAAATGCCTTTAAGAAATTTCTGAAATGCTGTCAGTTTTTCCCCAGACTTTTCGTCCGCAACCTTGTCAGTAGCCCCAACAGTTTCTTCAAGAGTCTTTGATAACTCATCATTAACGGAATCTTTACCAAATATACTCCTAATGAAATTCTTAATATTATCGAAGAGATCTTTGAGACCATTTGGCATCTTAATGCTATCAACACTAGCTTTAAGATCGCTGAATTTCTTTGATAAGAATGTGAGCGCTTCTGATCCGAAACTCTTTATTCCTGAAAAAACAGTCTTAAAGGTCTTATTATCACTAATAGCCTTTATTCGATCTGGAAGCTCTTTAAGGCCCTTATAGAACCTACTATTAGTAATATCAATTTTGCCAATAAATTGACCAAACTCTTTTAATTTATCTGTGACATGCCCAAATGCTTTTCTAAGTTTTGGAAGAATAAGATTAGCAAGGGTTTTTAATACAGCTGTAAATGCATTTGAAACAAGCGGCTTGATTGCTTCCCAGATACGCTTCAAATATAAAGCAAAGTGATTAGCGTACATCGTCGCATGGACCATCACCCTGCTAAAGAGATCATGAATGATGTTTCGTAATTCATTAAAAGCTTTAACAAGACTATTAATAGTTTTGCTTTCCTTTACACGCTTCTTAATATTAGCGAAAGTCGTAGCTAAAGTAGTCTGGAATGCTTTGATCCGCGATGTTATATGTTTATCAAAAGCAGTCGTTATTGTGTCCGAGAAAGATTTAACGGCTTTTCCAATGGATGAGAAAAATCCAATAACCTTTGGACCGACTGTCCTACTAAGAAGTCCATACAGACGCATCAGAAGCTTTCCGATCTGAGAGCCAACAAATATAACAGGCTTCAAAACTGTGGCCAAAGCACGTCCAACGACTCCTGCTCCTTTTGCAACCAATCCAGTAATTTTCTCAAGCCACTTTGAGATCTTCGCAAGACCTTTTCCAGTATGAGAAAGATTTGGAGTAAAAGCTTTCCATAGCTCTTTTAATGGAGATAAAAGATTTTGAACAGCGTGATACAGATTGGCAAAGCTTTCGATAACGGCATCTCTACCACCATTATCTTTCCAAATCTGAAGAATGTCATTACGAGCCTGCCCTATTGGCGAAAGAAGCCCGTCGATCGTGTTATTCAGTCTGGTCCAAAGCTCTTTTGCTTCAGTGAAATTACCAAAGATAATTTCAAATGACTGTGCCCATCCAGAGCCAAGAGACTCTTTAAGAGTGTCCATCATCTGAGAAAAGGTCTTAACTTCTGTAGCGGCAGCAAAGGCCTTTTTACCCAATTCGGTACTCTCATCAGTATACTTCTTAAGCGTTGTTGTTAAGACGTCGGTAGTCATCCACTGATTCGATAAAGAGTCATTAAACATCTTAGTGGCGTTGAAAGCTTCAGATACCTTACCATTGGCATCCGTAGTTGTAGTAATATACATCTCGCCTTCTTTTCGAACTGTTCCGAGAGCAAGTGCTGTATCAAGTAACTGCTGTTTGAAATCAACAGTTGCCATGTTAGCATTTTCAATCGATTTCCAGTCGATCAGCTTAACATATCCGGATGACAATGCCTGCGCGAAGTTATACATTGCTCGAGATGCCTCGCCAGCATTCGCTCCGGAAAGAGCCGCCACATTCGCAACACCTTGAATAGCATCAACTGCATCATCAAGATTAACACCAGCATTAGTAAATTTACCAATGTTTGATGTCATGTCCTTAAATGAGTATATTGTTCTGTCAGAGTACTTATTTAAATCCTCTAATCGCTGATTAACAACCGCTAATCTATCAGCCTCATTCTTTAACTCTTTACCAGAATTCGGATCAATAATCTTAGCTCCCGCCAAAATTGTTTGTACAGAACCCATTTTGAGTTCGTACTCGTTGAAGCCATCACGCATTGCCTGCATTCCAGAAAGTGAATTCGCCATGTTTAACGCAAACCCAGCCACGGCGTCACTTATACGGTTAAATGCTTTGGTTCCAACGCCAGCAATCATATCAAATAAGTTTAGACTGATACGAGATTTCATGTTCATGTTGTCGAACGAAATCCCGACCTGATCGCTGGCTTTCGCCAATTCGTCTAATGAATTTCTATTCTTACCGGCATCATCAATGCTTTTATTAAGGTTCTTGAGGGAGTTTAAACTAACTTCGATGTTCTTCTCAAACTTAGAGTTGTCGAATTGCATCTCAACAACTTTTGTGTCAACTACCTGACTCATAAGCGTTTAACCTCCTCTCCTATCTGCCTTGAAAGTTCTTCAAAAATTGGATCCATTGCTGGATTAATGTAATCGTGCGGGGGAACATAACCGCCATGATTTGTCCCATGCCCGTATTGCACCAAAAGTGCGACATTGTACCCGCCCTCTAGGTCAGAATTGTGCCACTCTATCTTAGCGAGCCCATTTCCTCTGGTAATTGTGTAAGACCAGGAGTTAGCAAGTTCACTTGTCTCACGAGGAGAAGCAGCCCGTAGAGCATCAACGCCTTTCTGACCATACGAATCAAGGATATTATCGAATTTCAGCATTTTAAGTCTCTCGAGATAGGCCGTCGCCTTATCAAAAGACCCATTTGAAACAATCTTTATGCCGTCCATATAATCTATCCTTTGCTTTTAGCTTTAGCTCGTCTCATGGCGTTAAGTTCTCTTTGTTGTATGAATGCGTCTTTACGACTCATCTTTTTATCAGGATTATTCTTTATTCCGGCTATTCGTATCAGCGTCATAAGCCTGTTGAAATGCCACTTTTGCGCCTCAAATGGGATTTGGTATGCGCACATCCAATAGTAGACAAGTTCTGATGTAACACCTTCTCCATTCTTAGAAGGTCGACTTGGATCTTTTATTGTCGTGGCCGTATGAGGATCCTGAATATACTCTTCTATCTCTTTATAATTCTGTTCAGTAAGAGCATAGTAGACATTAGGATCTACATTTTGGGTAATTGTCATACAACGAATATAGTCAATTACCTCTTCAACGGTCTTTTCTTCATCGCTAATGTACGGTTTCTTCCATTTTGATTCCCATTTTGAAATGGAAACAAGAGAATGCTCCAGAGTCAACGTCACCGGCTTGTCTACGTAGATAAATTCTTGACGCGCTTCATCGAACAATTCTGTTTCCGGGATAGTTATCTGAAGCATCCTCTCACCTCACTTACTCAGCAGTATTCGATGGGATAAGTTCCTTAGCGAACTGCGCTTTCTGAGCATCAGAAACCTTCATGTCTTCTGGAACGATAGCATTCACAAACTTCGAAGCTTCATTGTCATCAAGTGCGAGAAGCATATACAGATCCGAATAAGCCTGGGTCTGCTCGAAATCTTCTCTGACCTGATCATTCTTTATGAATCGTCTTCCATCATCAGATTTGACACCGTATGACATCAGAAGAAGCTTCTTAAAGAGCGCCATGATTTCCGGAGTATCCTGAGCGGCAAGAATCTTCTGGATGTATTCTGTAAGTCCGCCAGTCTTTCCAAGTTCCATGTCAAGGATCTCAGCCTTTGTAAGATTGAAATAGAACTTTTCTTTTCTTTTTACGCCATTAAAATCCGTGTATTCGATCTCTTTTACGTACATGTTTTTCTCCTTTCAACGTAAAATAAAAAGGGGCTGGCAGTATTAGCGCAGCCCCCAAATATCAATTACGGTTCCTGATTTTCTTCCGGCTCTACATTATTCGAGCTAGGGATACATGATGCCAGCGAGCTCAGATGGAAGCGGAAGTCTAGGAGCTGTTCCCTCTGCTCCGCCCGTGCCGTTTGTTCCATAAAGAACATCCTCGAGCTTCTTCATTACCGCAGCCCTCTCAGTTGCTGTAGCACCAGTTACCTTCGTAGAGTCGATTGTGACGATAGCTGTTGGCTTGAGGCCAGTGCTTTCGCCGTCATAATCCTTAGGAGTTGTTGTAAACTCCCAGCTAAATGTGATTGCCTCAGGGGAATCGTTGATTGTAGCATACGATCTCTCAGATGGAGAAGCCTGAGCGCCATATACGAGATGAAGCTTATAACCATAGTCATCAGCTTCTACATCATTACCGATAGCAGTTCTGTAGCAAAGACCGAATTTCTTTCTTGTCTGCTGTCCGACCATGACGCCAGGAGCACCTACGAGCTCGGCAGATCCATCACACTCAGCCCACTCGTCAGGATATGTATAAGCTTCGATTGTTCCGCCGAACTCTTCCTTCGATCTGAGGGAGAGATACTTAACATCATCAGCGTACAGAGCAGTCTCTTCTGCTCCGGATGGAGACTCTGTTACGGCAGTAAGTCCATTCCATGCAACGCCATCAGCATAAGTACCGTCATTATTCATAGGATAAAGAACGCCTTTTCTGGTTCCAGTTTCATAGAGGCGCTTCGTATCCTCGTCCCATGTAAGTACAGCCATTATATAACCTCCTAATTATGCTTTGTAATAAAGTGTCAAAATATCATGATACAGATTGTCCGCAACGTATCGCCTATCGAACCTCGCTCTCGGAAGTTCCATGATCGATTCTGCAATCTCGTTATCTGGATCACGGCTTATTACTGTTATGTTGTAGACTTTCTGCATCGAATAATGTCTATCGTCGGCATTTCTTGTGTAAATATCAGCAAGAGAATAGATGATACACGGGTACTCGAGTTTGATTGTTTCAGGCGGCTGAAAATATACATTCTTAGAGCCGAGGATCTCCTCAAACTGACTCTGTAAATCCAGTCGTGTCGCCATTGTATACACCTCCAATACTCAGCACCATTCTTGGATAAGAAATATCAATTGATGAAATCTCCCAAAGTGTGCCCATCCATTCAATACACTTCATATAACCGACATTCTTGAAAGCGTACGGATCGGCTATGATGCTGATTGTATTACTAATATTGAGGTTATCGTTTACAGTCTGACCGCCCTCAATTCTTCTGAAAAATCTCTGAACATCACCATAATACTGTTTCCAAGTCATTATTGGAGTCCAGACACCATCACCATTATCCTCGGTCAGCGCATAGCCGATTTTGCCGTACCATTTCATTGTTTTCTCCTATTCAGTCACAAATTTTGCGCGACCTTCGCTGAAATCATAGTAGAATGCTGTTGTGCCAAGGGAGAAATATACATCATTATTAGAATCTGTATATACTCCATCGGCAATAAAACTCTTTTCTACATTATCTACGCCTTTGTATACGATCGTTGCACCGAAAAGATTTCTTGCTGTGAGTCCTGATGGGAAATTATCAGTTACAGACATTGCTTCAGCTGTTCCGCTAGCTACGATCTTGAGGTTAACAGGGCCACCAAAAGTTCTAACCTGTGATACTCCTACTGGAGCGATAGCAGTCTTCTCTGCATATGTGATTGTTGTAGACATAAATATAACCTCCTATTTAATACACCGATTAAGCACGAGCTGTTCTGAAGACCTGAGCGCAGTGCCACTTTGTCAGAGCGCCGGACATTCTTCCTTCGATCAGGTACTTGTACTGGTTGTAGTCGATATCGAAATCATCGAATGTTGTGATCTCGCCACCCTTATCTGTACCAATTGAGTAATCCTTCAGAGCAACCTTGATGGCATTCACATCATAAACAGTTGTTGCGCCATTTACTGTTTCAGAAACAGTGAAGTCTTCCATGAGAGGAACTTCAACGATCGAAGAAACTCTCAGTGCTGAGCAAAGTTCAGCATCAGACGCATAAAGTCTATGCTTATTAGTGTCTCTTACCCAAAGCATGTCAGAATGCGTTGATGGCGCCATGAACATAACAGGCGCGCCGGAACCTCTATAGTCCCTATGTGCCTTACTCATAGCTTCGATCATAGCATCAACTGTAGCAACTTCAGCAGATGTGAAATTCTTCTTTACACAGAACAGATCCTCTGCAGAAACAATAGGTCTAATATTCTGCTCATTGATCTTATCTGGGCTGCTGGTCGGTCTACCATCACCAAGCAGGATAGCCCTTGCGATTTCCTCGTTGAGCATAATTCTCATCTCAGTCCAGAGCCAGCTTACAATGTCTATTGTTGTAGCATCGATGATGTCCTGCCTGTCAAGCTTCTGCTTCTTATAAATTGTTGTAGGAGTTGTTTCTCTCTTAGCAAGGCTAAAGAACTCCTCCACCTTCTTATTTCCCTTAATGTAGCCTCTTGCTCTGGCTTCATCTTCGGTAATATCAGCAAACAGAGTCTTAATTCTCGAGAATGGGAGATGCTTTGTTCCATTCATTACTGTGGATACCCAAGCATCCTCTCTCTTGATGAACTCCGGATGATTATCGATAGCCTTTGCATCCGGGAAGAGCAGTTCAATGTTGCCGATACCATAATCTCCCTCAGCATGAGCAAGGAATGCATCACGGAACGATCCACCATAATTTCTTACATCGGCGAAAGCAGCATGGCAAAGCTCATCACCTACAGCATACAGATCGTCAGCGTGCATGAGCTCATCACCCATAACTTCGCCTTCATTATTGTCGAATACGTTGTGTTTCATTTCGGTTTCTTCTCCTTCTTCATCATCAGTGTCATCTTCGTCTGCACCTTCCTCAAGGGCAGCTCCGACAAGAGCGTAGAGAGCTTCCTTCTGCTCTTCGTTCATAGTCTCAACGATTTCGCCCACTGTCTTTTCTTTTGTTTCTTCGTTATTAGCCACTTCGGCCTCCTTCTCATCATCAGCATGCTCGATTGCGTCAGCATCAACGGTCTCAACGAGGATCTCGAGTGGAAGTCCTGTGTAGATCACAGCACCCGGATCTGTTCCATCCTCGTGCATAACAACATCGTCGATGTATGCTCCAGGATTAGCTCCGGCAAGAACAAGACTTACCTCTCTGATCTGGCCATGCATTACATTGCCGCCAAGCTGCTGAAGTTTATTAGCGTAAATCGACAGGGAGCCGATATCGCCATGCATGACAAGCGCTTTAGCATTTCTGCCCTGTGGCGTGTCATTAAAATATCCATAGGTGTAAACACCTTCCGGCTGATTCTGGAGAAGACAATGACCAAGAATCTTTTCCGGATCATCGTGTCTGTGTCCCCATACCAGCGGCACGGACATCCCGTCGTTGTCAATGAATGCGTCTTTTCTAATTGTTCTTCCATCGGAGCATTCAATGTCATTACGAGTAGCCCAGCCACTAAAGTCATAATGCGGTTTCTTACCCATTTTGAATAATTCTCCCTTCTTGTTACAATGGTTGATTCATTGCTTCTTCCAGCGCCGATCCTTCGCCCTCTTCTGGAAGCATTTCTTCCATTCCCTGCTGATCAGCCGGCACAGACAGATTCTTGTTTCTAAGTTCGTCTGCCGATGGATCGCTTGATGGCTTCATGCCTATAATCTGTCTAACTTCGTTTGAAGTCATGATCTCATTTCGGGTAAATGTATCAGCGATAGTCGCAATCTCTGTAACTGGAACAAGTTTGAATGGATCCTTGAAGAACACTATTGACTGTTTCTGAGATCTCGCAGTCTTCGTCAAGAACTTGCGTTTCATCTCAAGCGTAATAGCCGATAGTATCGGTTCAATAGTACGAGAATAATAATTCATCATAGTCTTCTCGTCGGCAGTACCATTTAAGATCGTGTCGGTGATTCCCAACTGGCTGTATAGCATACTCGTCAAGTTCTCAACCTGTGTGCTTAAATTGTTTTCAACCGGACGATTCAACTGAGTGATTCGTTCTGTACCATCCGTGTAAGCGATACCATACTTGGATCCGACAAGCTGATCTTCTATTGACTTACGTCTCGACTCAGCCTGTTGTTTCCTCGCTTCAGTCTTAACAATATATGGAAGCTGAATGATCAGATCGAGTTTTCCCGAACTATTGCGTTCATCCAGCACATCCAACAAATTCATCTTGTAAATGAGTCGTTTAAGTGTTGAATTCGGCTCATTTACAACCGCATAAAGCGGATTTTCTATAATGGCCACAAGCTTCTTCGGAAGAGTAATATCCTCTTTCTTTCCAGTCCGTTCATTATAGACACGAACCCGAACAGCATTTGGATACCACGTAATGATCTTTCCAACTCGAAGTGCGGCGATGTCATAAGAGTCAGTCTTATTAGGATCGTAGGTCGTATCTGTTGGTACGATCGCAACGCAACCTTCATCCAACATCGACATAACAACATCCTGAATAAGAGCACGCCCTGTCTGATCCAGGTTAGCCTCTAGAGTCAAGCAGTTATTGAGTTTTGATGGCATAGAATAAATATAACGGTCATTCTCATCAAGCCTTACATGCTCTATGGACATGGCCGCTGTATCCAACGCTATTCTATTAAAAACTGCTGTAACTATTGATTTCTCGTTACCCCTTGTAAATCGTACTCTGTCTGGCCTTGAGGCGTATCCGGCTCCTATGTCCATAGATTTGGAAATATCAGTCGTCGGATCCTTGTTGAAAAAGGCATTCCATGCCGACTGAACTCTTGATCCTATGCTCATAAAATACCTCTCTATTTAATTTTTGCCTCATCATATGTGACAGTTACGCCTGGATTAACATTATTCTTATAGAATTTACTAAGAGCTTTCTTACCACGTGCAGCCTGCTTTTTCATGCTATTAATTGTTCTTTTCGCGGCTTTCTTTCTTTTTTTACCACGATTGTAGTCTGCCTCAGCTCTTTTAAGATCAGCTTCATGCTCTGTTGTGTCAACACCGTGAGATTTAAGAAAATCTATATTGTTTTTCTTTCTTTGAATTTCAGTCCGCTGACGTTTTCTATATGTTTTCTTATCCGAATAATCCAGAGTATAAGTCGCTCCATCTTCAGCATATTCTCTTCTAAAACGACCTCTATTGTCGCCTTTAACATCTGGATTTTTTTCATACTTTTTGTTCGTGGTGTTATATGCCTCTATTCGCTTATTTCCAACACGAACTCCAATTCCGTCGCTCCAACCACCCTTTTTATGTCCGCCATCAACTTTGTTGAAGTCTATGCGGTACTCTTTCATCTTTCCGCCATCGCCACTTCTATAGTCAGGAACTTCATTTTTCTCAAAAGTTACATCACCTTTTTTAGCTTTGAGATACGCCGCTATTTCCTGCTGCGTGTAGAAATATCGATTCCCGATCTTCTTTATGTACTTATGCTTTCTTGTAGAAGCATGGTAGAGTTCATAATCTGTCATATCATGCCTCCTATTTTAGTTTTGCTTCATCGTATGTAACAGTTACATTAGGGGATGTAGTCTTTGTGTACCATTTATCTAATGCTTTTTTGCCTCTAGATGCCTGTTTTTTAAGACTACGTATAGATCGTTTAGTCATGGTCTTAAGCTTTTTGCGTCCATGTTTAGCCGCTTTCCTAGGAGCATCTAAGTCTGCTGTATGGGTTTTGGTCGAATCGCCTTTTCTACTATATGCCGTTATTTTTTTGTCTTTAACATAAACACCTTTTTCATTGTGGTAATACTCTCTTGTATAAGGACGGCCATCTTTATCGATAAGATATCCAGACTTAGCTACATTTTTATCGAACTCACGTCGCTTATCGGAATGTACCTTAATACCTATAGGCTTTGCCTTGCCAGCCGAAGGAGTCGTAACTGTTCCAACGCCTATATCATCAACAGCGTTCTTCTTCTCTTTAAGATATGCAGCTATCTCCTCCTGGGTATAGAAATATCTATTTCCTATTTTCTTAATGTATTTATGCTTTCTATTAGAAGCATGATAAAGTTCATAATAGCCCATTTTGAATTCTCTCTATTCAAATGCTTCACGGTTCAACTTGTAAGCTATGAATGCATCCATCATTGCTGCAACAGCATCAATCTTTGCGTCCTGTCTCTTCTTCAGAAGCTTACGGTTTCCATTTGTGTCTTCAAGTGTGATGCAGTTGCCCATTGCAAATGTCATTAGCGCTTCGTCGAACAGAAGACGTCGATCTTCTGAAAGCTTTTTCAGCTCTCCAAGCGGAACCGATTCAGTTTTAACTCCTTGTATAACTTTGACGACGCCAAATGGGCCATTCTCTCTAGTCCAACGATCGACAAAGTCTTTTGCGTTGTACGGGTCGTAACCAAAGCAAACAACATCGTACCCGCAATCTATGATGAATTGATCCAGATCATCATAGATGTCCATCATATCCAGAATTGTTCCAGGCATGACGATCAAAGTTCCCTCTTTCATGAACTCATCGTATTTGAGTCGCATAGCAGCTGGGAGTTTCATTAGAGTATTCTCAGAAATGTAGTTTCTGGTCTTAACTCCGAAATCTCCACTGGAAAGAGGAAAAAGAAAAGTGAAGGAACAGAAGTCATCTCCTTGAGATAAGTCTGCCCCAAGTGCACATGGCATCTGCCAATAAGTTCTATACCTATGCGGAAGAGTTTCTTCGTAAGTGAAGTAATAAGTGTAACCCTCCATAGGAATGCCGAACCTCTTGGCCAAAATATCATTACGAGAAGCTGGAGCTTTCTCAGCTCTCTCAACATCTAATTGATACGTTTCATAGCTTACAGTTCGTCCAAGATTCGGATTAGCTTTAAGCCACATCGCTGGATCAGCAACCTCACTAATGTCGTCGAGTCTATACCACCATATCGATACATGAGGGTTGATGTAGTCACCTTTAAGGATGTCCATCAATTCCATCTTAATAGTGTCGCCAGCTCCGTTTCGAACTGTTCCTTCTGAGCTGATCGCTACTATGATGTAGTCATCAACTTTAGAAGCTCCCTGCTCAATAGCGCCAACAACATCCTCTCTGAGGTCTCCGGAAAGCCATTCGTCAATCGTGGCAATCTTGCACTGAAGCCCCTGAAGCTTATTGATACTCATTGGACGAACTTCAAGCAGAGATCCGGTCATGAAATTCTCAATACCCTTTTTAGTAGCAGCCAGTTTTGCTTTGTTGGCTCCACCGCCCTTAGTATTGTGAACTGATCCCTCTGTAAGGAACTTAAAAAAGGGCCCTCGAGCCCTTGTGATTGCTGTTCGTATTGGCGAGAGAACTTCCTCGGCCTGTTTCATGGTTGGAGCAGTCGTGATCTGATGTGTTGTTGACGTATCAACGTTCAGAAAGAAATTCTGAAGACATGAGCCATACATTGATTTCGCAGCACCTCTTGCTACGATCAAATACTGCTTATTGATCAGTCGTTTCTTAATGTGCTTAGTTACATAGTGGCCTCGGCCGTTTTCATCCGGCACATAAACACTTCTCTCAACGAAGTAATACCAACCGAAGATCTGTTCTGCCCACAATTTGAACGTTGGGAGCAGTTCCATAGCCGAGCCATCAGTCAACGTCAACTCGTTTTCGCAGTAAGCAATAAATCCTTTTACCGCATCCTCATCATAGAAGATTCCTGGGTTTGCAATGAGATCGTCTATACGTTCCATCTCCATTGCAATCTCTCGACATACCGGAATGTTCCCTTTTAGGACCTCATCTCTGAACTGTCCATAATAGATAGGAGTCGCGGTATTCGATAGAGTACCCATTTTGAATTACCTCCCATGCCTAATAATTACGGGGTTATTGTAAGGATTCGCTGTTCCTCTTTTTGGTTTTTTATCGACTCTCTGTGGTCTTTCTTTGACGACTTCGAAGTTAACGTTTACATTGTCGTCATCCTTATTCTTATTTTTGTTGTTATTATTGTTATTATTGTTATTATTGTTGTTGCTATCTTCCTTAAAAACACTCTCAATAGCTTTCTTAGAATATGCAGCAAAGAATGTGTTTACAGGCTGCTGAGCAACGTTCTTATAAAACTTTCTTGCATTCTGAACTCTGGATTCATACTTGGCATCCTTGAGGGTCGCTTCTTGCTTAACACGTTTTGTAAGATCCGCAATTTCCTTATCGGTCATCTGTGAGAGTTTCTTCTTATGAAGCTTTGCATAATACTTCTTTTCTTTGTGTTCGGTGTAAACCTGCTTAACTTTATTGACTGCTGCTTTTTTAGCAATCTTGGCGCCTTTACCAACGACCTTGCCTGTAGCTTTTCCGGCCTTACTGGCACCCTTATACAAAACCTTACCGGTCTTGGATGCGGCGCCGACCACCCGATGACCAAGCTGAGCAGCAGTTCTTCTTACACCCCACTTCTGGCCCTTAATGCCATGATGGTAAAGTTCATATTCTGTCATTTTGTTCACCTATTGTTTTTATGGAATAATAAGAGCCGGTCCAAATGGGCCGCCAGGAGCAGTTCCCGATGCAATTAGTGCAACGGTTAATGCTTTTTTCAACTTATCATTATCTCTTAGTGCTTTCTTTCCAGCTTCAACCTTCTTCTGAGTCTCAGGAGATTTAAGCTGTTCCTTTGCGATCTTCTTATTAAGACGATCTACCTTCTTCTGCAACTTAGCGTTCTTATACTCAAGTCGAGCTTTCTTGTTTTCCCACTTATCATTCTTAGCGGAATTCCTTGCAACTTTAGCTCTGTACTTTTCAGCTTTCATAAGAGCCTTTTCCTGACGACCGCTAAGATGCTTTCCCTGCTGCAGCCGTCTACGGGCCTTAGCAGCACGACGCTCATACTTATCAAGTTTAGCCTGGGCTTTAGCAGCACGGGCCTTCCTCTTCATGGCTCCAGTTGTACTAAGCTTTCTATTAAGCGTATCGATCTTGCTCTGATTCTTTGACATCTTTGCAAGATACTTGTCTCGACGAACTCCCCACTTCTGACCTTTAACGCCATGATGATAGAGTTCGTACTCATTATTCTCATCAACGATGTCGTTGAAATATAAATCGTAGTAACCCATTATCCTTCTCCTGTAAATGTTGTGTCCGGATCAACCTGTGCATTGAGTCGCCACTCCATCTCATCGATCATTCGCTTGGCTGCTTCGGCAACTGCTCCGGCCTGTGGAGGATCAAAGATCTGCT